TTGTCTGCGTAGCCTACCGGTAATACGAACATCGCTACCGACCAGAGTGTCTGGCGTTGTGCTCTTTTTGCCGTAAAGATATTTCTGAAGTTGTTTGCGAGTTTTAATATTGCGGACATCTCCGCCGTCGGCAAACTTTTGTCTACCAGATGCTATGTCATTAATAGCTCCAACTCCCATAAACTCAGTAGCTGCTTTTCTTATAACAAAACTTCCTTCTGGTAGAGACGTATAAAAACTATCAGTATTTCCCGAGCCAGGAACCACACCCACCGCACCGCCTTCGGCTCTTTTTTGTCTCTTGTCTGCATAGTTCATCTTTCGTAGAGTCTGGGTTCCTATTTTTTTTGCTGCTTTCGGATATATTACAGCTTCTCCTGGCATAAGAGCAACAGGAACACTGCCTCCTTCTGCGTATTGAATATATCCTCCTTTTGCTGCTCTGCGACCTCTTCCTGGTCCACTACTCATACCTCCAGCAAAACCTCTAGTATAACTAGATAAAGCAGATGCTCCTCTGATGGCCATCACAACACCCAAAACAGGCAAAACTCCTTTAAGGCTATCTGCCACCTTGATTAAAGCACTAGCTAAACCTAAAGCGCTACTTGCTATCGTCTTAAACGTGTCTGTTCCTCCGATATCTCGAATAAGTGTTAGGAATTCTTCTCTAACTTTTGCTATCTGATTAGCTAATGAGAATTGTGCTATGGCAGCATCTTCCGCTAGAGACCCCTGACCCCTTTGAGCAACAGCGAGTGCTTGCTGCGCGGTTCCGAACTGTTGAATAAGTGGAATAACCTTTCCAATCTGTCTAAAACCACCGAGTTCTTCTACTATTTGTGAAAATCTTAGATCTCTCGGGTCAATGCTACGAAGACCTCTAGATAAAAGCTCCACAGCCTTATATGCTCCAACGAATTTCCCTTCTACATCGGTAAGATTTACTCCGTACTGCTTCAAAGCTTCAATCGTTTCTCCTCTTTGTACGCGAGTAAAAATTGTTCTTAGACCAGTAGCAATAGTTTCTGCACTTTCACGAGTAGTAGCACGAATACTAGTAAATACAGCAATAAATTCATTCAATGCTTGTGTGCCTTCGCTAACTCCCTTGCTAGCAGAAGAGAACACACCACCGGTACGCTGAATAGCAGCAATAATATCGCTAGCTTCTACAGCAAACTTAGCAGCAACAGCATTAACAGAACCTAAAGCTTGATCTAATTCTCCAGCACCAATACCGAACTGTCTCATAAGAGCAATACTTCCCTCTACAGTCTTATTCATATCATCAAAAGACGGAGCCAAAGAACTTAGTGCTAAAGCCTTTAGTGCTCTCTCTGTGTCTCTGGCACTCAAGCCTGCCTGTGCTAATGTGGACGAAACACTAATCAATTCTGATGAACTTACTCCTAGACCAGAAGCTAAACCAGCAATAGTTTTTTGTAGTCCCGCTAAACCGCTTGCAGATTCTCCTGTAACCTGTTGTAATTTAACCAACTCTTTATCGAACGCTACAAAAGCGCTTGCTCCCTGTCTAACAGCATTAGTAAATCCAAGAATAATACCAGCAGAAATACTAAAAGCTGCAAATCTACGAACAGCAATAGCTGATTGTCTTCCAAATTCTTCCATTTGGTTTCTTGCTTGTCCAACTTGAGTGGTAACTCGGCCTGTCGCTTGTGCTGCTCTGTTTGATGCAGTAGCGATGTTGGTCATATTTTGAGGAAGATTATTAGCATTTATTCCACTAATAGCATTAGATAATGCCCTGAGCGCATTTGCTGTTGTGGCAGCATTTGTCTGTGTGGTTCTGAGAGTTCTATTAAAGTTAGTTAATGCTGTATTAAGTTGTGTAAGATTTCTTGAGGCCGAAGGATCTATTCTAAGATCAACATTCGCTGTGATACTACCCAATTGTCTTCTAATGCTAGATACAATATTTCTAACATTGGTTGGACCTCTTAGATTTAGCTGGGCTGTTAAATTAAAAGCTGTAGACATTTAAATCCTACTTGTTAAAAAATAATCCCTAATCTACTGCTATATAGAATAGGGATTAAAAAATTGTATATAATATCTAGTATGTTAATACTACGACGATTTTTCCTCTTCGTTAACAACTTCTGGTGATGGAGTGGTTGGTTGCTCATGTTTTTCTTCATCTAAAATAATTGGTTTTCCGTTTTCGTCCAAAAATGGTTCTTGCTCAACAACATAATCTCCATTCTTATCTACCCTATTACCAAATTTATCTACGAAATTTCCTTCTTCGTCAATAAATCTGTTATCCGAATCGATAAGCTTGCCGTCTGCATCGATTAACCTGCCTTTTTTGTCAACTAGTCTCAATTGGTCGTCAACGAACTTATATTTCTTTAAAAACTTATTTTCTGGTAAATTACTCTCATAATCATTATCTAAACCATATAACATATTAGCCAAATTCTGAGCACCCAATATCGAAACCTCGTCTGTTGATCTGTTCAAATAATCTTCCATGTCCTTGAAAACAGGCTCCTTGGTATCATTATACACCACACATACTGATACTAGATAATTAAATCTAGCATTATCAGCCTGACCTTCTGCGCTATGATTATCTAAAGATGTTCTAACACTAATGAGATCTCTAATTTCATCTCGTTTAGCCTTTATTGATATAGCAAGATCCTTGGCCTCGTTAACGCTGAAACCTCCCTTTGCTAATCTCTTTTCTCCTTCAAGAATTTCTTTTTGAAGAAGATTGAATTGGGCCTGTTTTTCATCGCTCCATAGTCCTTGATCTTTTAGTAGATCATCGAGCTTTGCTCGTACCACGCTCTTGCTCTTGATAGCGTCTGTAAAGGCTTGATTATAAACCTTCTGTGCTTCTCTCTGATCATTTAAAGAAGGGGTTTTTGCAAGAATCTCCTTGTCCTGATCGTTAATCTTTACGGTAAAAGTCTTAGTCTTCATTCGTTGTCTCCTCGGTTCCTAAAGTTAAATTTATAGTGATACTTTTGTTTTAAGGTTGGTGAATTTTGTCTACTATATAAATAATCTGCCAACTCATTAAGCGCAAGTCTAGTTTGATTATTTCCATTATTTAATATTGACGTTCTAGCTTGTTCCCATAATTTATCATAATGATCTATGTTAGGATTGTCTTCTTCCCATAGATGTCCAAAAAATTCTTCAAATTTAGCAATTGACCCTATCATTGTGGTCTTGAGTCTTTTTTCCATATTGTATAGCATATCATCATTGTTCATAATTATTTCCTATTTTTAATTTGTTGATTAGTTTGGTTTCTAAGTTCGTTTTGAACATCTGGCAAATTAATGTCGTCTATGGTTCCTGCCGAATCTATGGCTGCAATTTTTTGTTTCATTCTGTATAAAGCATCTGGAGTATTAAGTCCTAAAATATTATCTGCTTCTTCTTTGTCCTGCGCCATTAAAAATACTTCTTGTGCCTTCTTAAGGTTAGGATTAATAGAGTCTATTGACTGCTGATTCTTATTTTTTTCATTCTTTCGTTTTTGTACAATAGTCCAGCCGTCTAGAGCATCGTCATCTTCCATGATCTTGTCGTTTGGACATTCTGGGTGTTCGTATATGTTATCGTACATTTTTGTAATATTAACCAAGCTTCTTTGTTCGTCTGTCCAATTTGCCGCACAGTCTTCAAATATATTAGTCTTATTACAGGTCCAGTAGGATCTCCATTCGTCGCTTCTTGCTATTTGTCTATACTGAGACATGGATATTGAGTGTTTATTAATTTCAGATACTAATGAATTAAAGTACATATACGATCCACTAGTATTAATAGTACTTAGACTGTCAAAAATCCTATTGTTATTCTTAAATAGATTCTGACACACCATATGTTCATTTTTAATATTTTCAGCATGTCCTTCAAGAGTATGAGATACTATGAAATTCTGCTTGGAAGAAAGTAATCTGTCTAGCTGTCCTCTGTAAGAATCTAAACTTTTTCTAATCTTCTTGATTTTCTCTGGATATAAAAAATTACTAAATAATTCTACTTTACTATTTTCTATACTTTTCTCTAATTTTTTAATCATATCATTTGTATCTTTGGTCCATAGTCCTAAGCTCATCATAATTATTTCTGCATTATCTGATCTTATCCATTCGTTATATTTTTCGTCATTGATAATGCTTCGATAAATAATTTCTGCTTCATATTTGGTTTTGTTTGTTATTCTTTTAAATTCATATGTCTCAGAGTCTACATCAAAAAATAGAGTTCCGGACAAGATGCGATAAAGAACAATACGTATATCATCCGTTATCATCCTTAGAATATTTCCTTTGTTTTAATTCGGATATTTCTTTATCCTTGTCCTTGATCTGTGTTTGTAGTATCTCTATAATTTTTTGAGTATTATATATATCTACGTACAGCTTTCCTATGATATTAAATAATTCTTCCATAATTTGTCCTATCTCCGGTTATAAACCACGAATCCTAATGTCTACCTATAATATCTATCTAACTCAATCGGACTAGTTGTAGAACTCTTGATCAGCAGTGTTATCAATCCAACTAGTTCCAGCAAAAGTACCACTAGCACTCATAGCAAACTTGTTGAAAGTCTGGAAGCTATAAGTGATTGTAGCATTTCCACCACCAGTGTCTCCACCAGTATAGTTAACACTAGTTAGCTTATTCTTCTTGCCTAGATCCAACATGAGTTTGTTTGTACCAGCTCCAGTACCGCAAAGAATAACCTTGATTTCTTTGTTCTGAAGATTGGTAAAGCTCTTACCGCAACCACTCACTGTTGAGAAGTCGTCGGCATCAACCTTATCTCCATCACTAGCTGTAACCTCAAATTCAGATGTTACTTCGAGTGGGAAGTTAACATAACGGAAGTAAGGAGAGAAAGAACCAAGTTCGTTGATTGCCTCTCTGCCGAGGTCAGCACTAATTGTAATATTCTGAACATATGGTCTGCTAACATTTCTTCCGCTTGGAATTGGAATACCAGCAGTTCCTGTTGGTAGAACTGTGTTTTCATCAAAACTATAACGTCTCATAACGTTAGGAGCTGTTGGACTCTTGCCTGTGGAAGGATTAAACTCATTGACGTTCATTTGTGAACCACTACTCCATACCTTGCTGTTGCCAACGAGTGTGATTTCTTCTGTAACGTTTCCATCAACAGGAATAGTATAACTAAAACGTGATAGATACATACCACTGCAAGTTACTTGGTGAGCTGGTGCTCCAGTAGCGGCTGTTACATTGTCTGGCCAAATACCAAGACGGAAAGAAACTCGATTGTTAACAATCTCAGCGATTTCTTTGCCATTGGCAAATGGAAAAGAACCATTTCCGTTTGTGCAAATTAAGTATAGTGGGGGAGTTCCGTCAACAACTTTATTTAGTGTGACTTCAACTTCTGGAACGCCTTCTAGATTGTCATAAAGCTCTAGCTGACCTAGCTGGAAGACTTGTTCTAGGTTGAAATTGGTTGTCATGCCAACGCTTTGTAGTCCTTGTGGAACCACCCAATCAGTATAATGAGTAGTAAGATCGCTATTGCAGGGAAGAAGCTGTACTGCTTGACTTGCATAGTAAATTCTGTTATTTGCTGGCATGAGATGACTCCATTAATTGAGTGTTTTTGTAGGACATGTATATCATTTAATTTTCAAACCGAAAAAGTAATCTAGCTTATAGTACACCAGTATTCTGAAATCTATGGAAAAATTTCCAAAGTCCATCGTATAACGGCGCTATATAGATTTGCTGCTATGATATTAGTTTCAGATAATACTGTATCTTTAATATGATATTTATTAGTGTAATAGTTAGGATTTCCAGATAGTTGGCTATAATTTAAGAAGTTAGGATTTCGTTGGCCGTTTATATCTGTGCTAAAAACGCCATTTTTGACAACTTTCTGAATATTGATAAGATGCAGAGTTTTTTCCTTTTGCAAAAGCAGCATGTCAACAAGCGAATTCCTGTAGGATGGGGTTTCGCTAAAAATATGTAATAATACGTCTTGATAAACTATATTTTCTGTTGACCCTATTTGGTAGGGTTTTAGATATGTTCTGTCTGTAAGCTCTACTACTATTGATGGTAATTGAATACGATTGTCTGGTGATATTTTTGTATTTGGACTATTTTTAGAATTTGTGGCATTATACGTTTCCATTTGAAATTCTTTCCACCAAACAGTATTATTGGCTTTATATACTTGAACATATCTATAGCTGTATTGGAGCGATACCGTACTGTTGACAGATACCGGGTTGTTGAATACTACCTTGCCCAACGGATAGTTAATCTTATATCCGTATGAGCCAGATCCTGTGGGGGACGGTAAAAAAGTATTATTTAAATATACTCCAGAAATATTAATAGGAGAAGTATTATTATGCACAATACCGGTCTCATAAACCCAATCTTTTCTTGTAGACTCCCAAGATGTATTTGCTGTTGATCCTGGTTCGGTAGATAGACTCAGTTGGTATAGATTTCCCGAGGAGATGTTTGCTGTTGGAATTTTAATATTTACAAATCCGCCGATATTAAGAAAAGACCAGTCCAAAAACATCTTTATGTTGTCTTCTAATACTGATACTGGGCCTTTATCTCCTATATTATAAACATGATTAAACGTTGTCATAAGTTATTTTCTATGCTTTGAATAATAGTATTTTTTATATCGTCTTCTACTTTTGATATTGCTCTAGTGGTCCAATTGCTTTTTGCGGTACCGGCGAACTGCGGAGGAACTCTCCAAGAGCCAGAAGATGATTTCATAATAGCCATGCCGCTCCTGGAATATGGAGATGGTCCAAATGATACTTCGTAATTTTTAACAATATTGTCAGCACCTCTTAATAGTAACCATTCTAGCCAAGGAAGCTTATATCCTCTTATATCGTCTGATACAATAGCATCTAAATCTGCTGTTAGTCCACTAATATTGTCAGATTTTATAGCAACTAATCTAAATCCTCCTTTTACTCCTCTGTTCGTGGTAGTTATAGGAATTTGTTGAATGTCTAAAGTATCCGATAATTTTTCTACTATTTTATCTACAGTTTCTGGAAATTGAATACCAAATTCTGCTTTCAATATGCCTGATTTCAACGACTGATATTCAGGTTCTGTTCTTAAGGAGTCTGATATAATTTGTTTCACTCTAGTTTTGATATCTTGTTCTGATTTATTAAGAGCAGAGTTTAGTATATTTTTGACAGCATCAAATATTTGCTTGGCTAAAGATGAATCGCTATCTAGTAGTTTTAATTCTATCTTCATTGTGTGGCCCACAATGTAACTACATAATTTGTGTCACCAAAACCAATAGGCTGCGGATCTGATTGTCTGATATATTCAGAAACAGAGTATTCAGATGCTGTTCCTGCTAATGTCATTTTAGAGGCTGCTCTAATTTTATTAGCTAATGTATGTTGACATATGCTCTGTATTGCATTATTAGGCCAATTAATAACAGAGTTACCAATAGGTCGGATAAAGTATTTATTATCGAATATAACTCCAAGATATATGGTTTCTGTATTCTCTCCAGTGGTCATACCAGAGCCACCACATACTGGACAAATAGTATTATCTGGAAATGGACTGGAACCTATTCCATTATATATGTTGGACGACACCTGAGATATCGGATCTATAACACAATTATTGCAGAAGGTGTCTGCTGATCGTTTATCGAAATGTAAAACACATGGTACTGTTAGCCCATGAGAAGACAACACTTCATCTATAGCGTATTTATATATTTGCTTAAGTTCGGTATTGATAATATTGTCAAAAGGATTATTCATATGTGAATACTTTTAAGGTTTCATCTTGAGTGTTTTTCATTTGAATCGTTTCTGAGATAGTCATAAATACTGATTGCGACTCTAGTACTTGTTTTATCTTTACATTACTATTAATTGTGTTATTTTCATAAACACCAAACGTGGGCAAGTACCCAACAACATATCCATATGAGAGATTTATGATGTTATTATATGGCATAATTATACCTCAAAATATGTAATAATTAATTTCCAGCCTTCTATAGATCCTGATGCGCCAGTATCGCTATCTATTACATGTAGTTTCCATTGTCCCGAAATGGGAGATCCTAAGAGATGCGAGAAACTAGCACTAGTAGTAAATCCTACTATACTCACTCTGTTACTTTTGTTTGTGATTCTACAGCTTTTATTATTTATTACGTTATTGAGAGATGATCCGGCAGGGGCTCTGTCAGAAAAAACAAAACTGAATCCTGGTTTATAATTTGTTATTTTACTATTAGCAGATAGCAAAACGGAGTTAAGTCCACTGGTTGGCGGCTCTAGGATAAAAATCAAATCTTGTGGAGACGGGTGTCGTAGTCCGTTTATTAGTACGTCTATATTCTCTATTCTTTTAGTATCTGATGTGGTAATAGAGGATGTATTGATAGAATTATCATTAATAACTACTGGTGAACTACTATAAACTATTGCATATGGATCTAGATTGTCACAACCTACGCTACAAGCATCCAAATCAAAATCAGAATTAATACTAGCGCAATCTGTTGTAATAATAGGAGTATTTCTCCTGAGTAGAGTAACTGTGCCTGTACTTAGTCTATAGGTTTTAAGACCACTATTAACATATTGCTCATTAGGTTCTTGTAGATCTAAATCATATACTGCTGTAGTAAAATTATAGTTATTTGTAATTCTAGCCGGTATTTGTAGTGTTATCTTACCCGAACTATCCACAAACATTCTATAATTATCTCCATCATAATTTGTATTAAATACTGCGGTAGTTCCATTGCTGTCAACCCACTGGAGTAGGGCACACCAGTTTGTAAGATCAATAGGAAGGGTATTGGAGTCAAGAAACTCAAACACTATCTCAAAAGCGGAGCCTTGTTCGAGAGTAAAATTATGAATAGCAGCTGGCATATTATATCCCTATAAATAAATTACGAATAAAAATCTCTGTCTCTATAATTACTTTCTCTAATCATTCTAGGATCAAACCTATTACTAACGAAAGGACTAAGAACAGCACGAACAGCGCTAGCGTCCTTAACATCCCAATGACTGGTTAGCTCATCATACAGAGCGCATGGTCCTTTCTCTAAAATAGTTCTCCATGCTGCGCTTTGTCCAGCAACGCTTAAGCTGGCTGGTCCAAGAGATGCTCTAATGCCTTCCATTGCGGCTTTAGTTCTAAAGGTACTTTGATCCACTATACATGCTGCTTTGAGAGATACCAAACTAATAAAAATCTCGTCCCGATCTGATGTTGGATCAGGAGTAATATTGGGATTTCCTACGTCTACACTGTATGTGTGGTCAAGCACAACGTCAAATTGAACATATTTAGCCGCTACCGCTATAACCTGTAGAATACGCTCGTCTGAATATGCCGGTGTTTCAGATAGGTCGTTGATAAGAGTTCGTACAATAATTGGAATTTCTTGTTTCCAGCTCATTTTTTGACCCTTTATAAGGATAGTCTGTCTAGCCTTTAATACACCTTATGGTAAAAGATGGTAGTTAGAAAAAAGAAGGGCCAGGATATTATCCCAGCCCTATCTTCTTAGGCAATAATCAAGTTGTAAAATCTAAAATTAGAGAGAACCTAGAACAACTCTGCGGTTGTCAAGAACGGCATAGCCGATCTCTGCCCATCCGTAGAAGCCAGCTCTCTTTTGACGATGTAGAGTCTCGTCTTCGAAAATCTGAACTTGCTCACGAACTGGCATAATGAAGCTGTCTCTCTTGCTGAGGTCTAGGCCAACAACAACTTCGCTATCTCCAGATGGTAGTGTGCCACTGAGCACATTACTATAGAATAGCTGGTATTCTTGACCGACACCTAGTTCATCAAGATCGTGAAGGTTAACACCGAAGATACGATTTAGACTGCCATCGGCAGCTGTGTAAATCTCTCTGCGTGTTACTTCATCTACTTGATCTACGCCCCAACTACGGATATCTTCCATAGCTTCTGGGGAAACATAAAGGTCAGTAAGAACACCACGGTTATTACTAGCACTATTACCGCCACCGTTTCTACGCATAACGGTCTTCAAGAGACTGACGAGACGCTTGGTGAACTGGTTGTTGGCAGCATCGCTATCAAATACAACGATGTTACGATCAACGCCAGCTGCCAATAGAGTGTGCCATCCGTCATCATTCATCTTCTTAACGAATGAGCCTTCGAGCACTTCCATTGCACGACCAACTACGTCCCAACGAGCATCACGAGCATACTTTAGTAGATAGTCAATACTGGATCCTACGTCATAGGTTGGAACCATGACATAATCACTCTCGACATGACGCTCTGGTACATATCCGTGATTAGGAATAGTATAGGCTACAAAGTCTCTCTCAGTTCCAGGAGATAGGAAGTCTAGGGGGAACTCTGGAGCAGCGCCTGGAGCAAGTTGAACTGGCTCGAAGATGCCGTCTAGAATATCACCACTAAGAAGACCTTTTCTCAATGGAAGCTCAAGAGCCTTAGCAAATTCACGATTTGCTGGTAGAGCTACTTCTCTGTTTGCCGAGCCGGAACGAACTAAAAGATCGGTTAGTTCAGGCGAGGGTTGAAATCTTTCTGTTTTAGCTGACATTTTCTTCTCCCTTATTAGGTGATATTGATATCTACTTTGACATAACCATCGGAATCTTTACTGCCAAGGAAACGACCAACCTTGGTACTATTTGTACTTACTGTTGTTAGTTTTCCAGCATTATCGTAGTAAGCATCTGTACCAGCAGCTGGTGTTTGGCCAGAAGCTAGCATATTTGTTACAACTTGACCTTGGCGTAATAGTGTTACCTTACCACCAACCTGAACTTCGTCTCGGTACCAGTTGATGTGTTGTCTTGTAAGATCAAGATTTACAACATCATTTAGTAGAAGACCAGCTGGCTTGGTGCCTGAAACGACGCCCGTTGGATAGCTAACAACAGCGTTGCCATCATCCATAGAAGCGCCTGCTCCCGAAGTTAGGTGAACAACAACACCACCTCTTTCTCCAACAGTATCCATGAAATAGGATACATCTGTGTAACTTTCAACGCGATCTGGTTTTAGAGCCATGTTAATTCTCCCTTATTTGTGACTTTTACTTAATCTGTTCGAAATATAATCAACTAAAGCTGCTCGTGTATTTTCTGTAGCATCAACTTCTTCTGAATCGTTACCAACGCCTAAATTCACATCAGCTTCAGTCTCAACTTCTTCTAGAAGTTCTTCTGATGTGTTATCTGTTGACTCAGCCTTTTTGTCTTCTTTCTTTTTGATTTTCTCTAACCAAGGTGGCATCTTGCCAGCAAATAGTGTTGTCATAGCTTCAAAAGACTCGTCATCAACAGACTCAAACCTGTCAACGATACTGGCTGCTGTCTCAGAATCAACGCCACTTTCAATAAGACCGGCCTGCCTCTTCATCTTCTTTTCTTTCTTCATCATTTCGGCTTCTTGGGACTTATATGCAGCTAATGTCTCGTTAGCAGACTCTAGTTCTGATTTTGTTTTCTTTAGTGCTTCTTCTTGATCTTCTTTATCTTTCTTCATAGTAGCTTCAATACTTTCAATCTCTGTTCTAAGAGTATTGATTTCTTCTTCTCTAGCTACTAGTGCTTGTTTTGTCTCTTCTAAAGACTTATTAAGTTCGGCTACAACAAGATCAGATTCAGCCTTGCTCTTATCACTCTCTTCTTTCATTTTTTTCATTTCTTTCATTTCTTCTTCCTTTGTTTTAAGTGCAGAAGCTAACTCTACTTCTTGAGCTACCATAATTTCAGTGTTTTCTGTTGTATTTTCAGCTGCTTGAGTGTTTGCAGACATAGGTTCATTCTCCATTATAATATTGGACTGATTGTTAGATACACCACTTTTTACAAAATCGCTATTTTTTTCTGAAAACAAGTCTATATTGAATATAATACTTTCAGGATTGGCTGGTCTGTCTACGAAGCCTTTACCAGAAAAAGTTATATTCCTTAAAACTCTACCAATTTTAAAATTGCCATGCATACCAGAGCCTCCGTATGCTCTTAAAAATTTTGTTAAGTATGCTGTTTCTTCATTTCTAGATAATACTTTGTATTCGTTAGTATCGCTATTAATTAGTCCATAGTCAAAACCCTTAAATAGACATTCCATACTAACGTACTTAGTACCATTTTGTATTTCTGCTATTAATTTTTCTGTTCTATTTCTAAGATCTTCTGAAGAATACGCTCTATAAATTACAGAACCAGTTAATATATGATATTTTTCTGGAAGGTTCTCTATACTTGTATCATCTGGTATTAAATTTCCATCTTCAGTAATTGGCCAGTTAGATGTGATATGTCCGATAATTAAATTTTCGTTATGCTCTAGATTTGTTGGCTTGTCTTCTGGAGTTCTGCGAGCTAACCATATCTCTCCCTTGTCGAATATATCGTCATTCTTATTCCAATTAGAACTAACTAAAATAGACTGTACATAATATAGATCATTATCATTTAGTGATGCAAAAGACTGTGAGAGTTTTGTTCTGTCTAGCTTGAGTTCGTTTGTGTTAATATATGGGAATGCTATAGAGGAGTATGTAACGCAAGCCTGTGATGAAAGCTGATGCTCTAGATTGTCGTCTTTTTCTGCCTGATATATATGCATAAATAATCTCCAATTTTAGAGAGTGTCTGAGGATGAATACACCAGCGAATAGAAATATGACTTAGCTTGCTTAATTTGTTCTGTAGATATTGGTGAGTCAATTTTAGATTCTATTTCTTTTAGCCATATTTTATATGTTCCCAATGCTTTATTTATTTGTGGACTATTTAAAGATGCTAGATTACTTTCAAGACTATTCTCATTAATACTATCATATGGCTTGACGCTAAATAGTAGTTTGGTTTTTAGTGTCTCTAATTCTGTATATTCTGATGCAGTAAGCTGTCGTAAATTATCTTTTTTGGCGAACTTCAAAAAGATCGGATTGATATGATTGCTAATATCTTCTTGAGCTGATGCTGCCCATAGAGCTATGTTCGCTCCTGTCTGTGGCGAAAAAGTCTTTTCTTTTCGTTTTGTTTTGTCCTTGGATAATTTGGGTCTTCCTTCTCCGGATTCTTTTGGCAAAGATTGCTGCAAATCATTTGCCAACTTCGTTGGTGACGAAAGTTGTTTCATCTCTATGGCAGTTTTTTCTCCGCTCTTCTTTTTTCCTAAATTCAATCCCACTTGGCTGGGCGTAGCGATACCTAGTTGCAAAGATATCTTTTTAAGAGAGTTTTCAAACTGAGGATCAAACCATGGGCCAGATTTCCCAACCATTCTTTCAGACTTTCTTTCTCTGTGTTCTCTATTAAGTCTACTCTTTTCCATATCTGGATCAAAACCAAATCTTGTTTGAAGTAGTTCATCACTAATTAGATTTCTGTCTGCTAGTTGTATTAGTAGTGCTTTTTCTGCATCCTCACTACTAAGATCCATTCTATCAAATTCTATTTTTGCTGGATACTTAAAGCCCATAGACTTCTGAACTAATGCTATTTCTTCTTCCCAGAACCTAGCTAATACTTCTCTGCCATATTGAAGTCTTTGCGTAAGTGTCTTTAGAGATATGAAGTTATTAGTGGTTCCAGCTGCTCCAAATGTTCCCGTAAGAGTAGGAGGAATGCCTAGTCCAGCATATACGCTGTTAAGATGGGGAATATATTTACCTTCTCCTAAAAAGTGATGGACATTCGTGTTACTTTCTATAAGTTCAATATCTGGACCCCAAACAATATCCATAGTTCCGCCGCCGACATTGCTTTCTAATATGTTGGAAAGTTTAGCTGCCGCTGCCCTAGTAGGAGCTATTTTATGCTCTAGACTTCCTAGTTTAAATATTCTGATATTGCTGATAGCTCCGTCAAGAGCTGCCATGTCTGCTAGTTTTAGTTTTTCTATAACTGTAATATCATCCATAATAGCATATATCATAGGATATGACCAAGCTTGCCAGTCATCTTTCTTGTAGTGAAATACTAATGTTTTATTTGGGTCTAATGGATATGCTTTTTTGTTTTTAGCGGCTTCTAGGATTTGTGCTGGTAGGCTTTCAACGATGGTGCGTTCTGCTTCTGACTTAGGCGCGCTAATAATTTTTCTTAAAGATGCTGGTAGTTGTAGTTCGTATCTTTTATCTGTGACAAATGAGGCTAGTGGACCAGCTGCTACTTCAACATATACAGGATCAATAAAAGTATATTTCCATGGAATTTCTCTTTTTTCAACTTTGAACTGATCTATATCTGTGATGTCCATATCAGCGGATCCCATCGACTGATATAGTTTATCTGTTACTTTTAAACTTAACTTTCCTGTTTGTCTATTTATAACGATATTACCGGTCTTGTATAAGTTATTAAGAAATCTCTCACTTCTATCTTTTCCGTTTACTTTTTGGAACCATCTTCTATAGAATCGTTCTATTCTTTTGTTTTTATGAACAAGTCTAATTCCCTGAGCTGCAAAATCTCCCATAAGATCAATAACATTTTTAACCAAACCTACTCTCTGATAAATATCATCTGCTCTACGAAGAATAATTTTTATTCTTTTTGGTACTGCTTCGTCTGGTCTGAAATAGTCATAATCACTACGAGTTAGTCCTGGTCTGCCTGAAATGTTGGTGTCTAGATTGCTATAGTTAAAACCATATCTACGACTAGCTTCTGATCTCTGAACGCCTGTAAATTCATCTAAAGATTTGGCCGATTCTGCTTGTGCGTTCTTCATGGACTCTGGGCTGTCTCCCCAAAAAATATAGGCCTCTTCTGCTAATATAGGGGCTGCGTTTTTAATTGGGTCTTGATCTTGATTTTTTCTAGATTTGGCCATAATTATATTTTTATTTTAAATGTGATGCTATTACAATATGAATACTTTTATTTATACACTTTTTATCTATAAATTCCCCTATAAAAATCATCATTAACACTAGAGGTGAACCATTCTGGTCCTTTATACATTTGTCCCTTATTGTCTTGATTGATAGATCTTGTGTCTCCTCCAATAGCATCATATGTAACGGAAGTGTCTAACATTCTAGACATTTGTCTTGCCAACATGTTAGCTATTACTAATGCGCTATATCTATCTTTCCTGAGTCTGCCCTTTCTTCCTCCAGACAACTTAACTTCTGGAGTATCCCATCTATCTCGCGCATTTGGTCCTTGACTGGTCTGTGTCATTACAATAGTGGTCAATTCGCTCTTTAATTCTTCTATTTCCAAAATACATTCTGATAAACTATCATATAGAGGATTAAGCTCACTTTCAACAATCGACTTACCTTCTGCTTCCATTGCTAGTCCTAGCGTTAAATTATCAAAATTGGGAAATAATAAGATTTTATCTTCTAGGTCTTTTCTAAGGCCGTGATTAGCTTGACTGGTCCATTCTGCTTTTGCGAACTGAATCATTTCTAGAATATGAAGTCCTGGTTGGTTATCTGTATCTTTACTCTTTTCTAGGTCTATCTTTGGCCAAATTAATACTTCGTCTTCTTTAGTATTAGACGGATCATGTAAAGCTTCTTCAATGGCTATGCCTCCTCCCTGAGCATCCATTCCGATTTTCTCACAAGGAAAGTATTTCATAAGATTACGAATCTTTCTTGCACAAAATCCGTAAAAATCATATTCATCTGTAAGACCAGTTTTTTGTCTGTCTTTAAAATTACTACGATTAGTAGTCCATGTATAAACGATTCTATTATGATCCGGATGTAACTCTATTATAACAATACTGAAATTATCTTGTTCTGACGCGGGGTCTACTCCGTATATGTATTTATGTTTTTCATCTCCTCTTATCTTAGCGTCATAAATTATAGGCTTGGGACTACTAGGTAGAATGATATTATTTTTATCAGATGCTACACAGCTTTCGATGAGAGTTCTGCGAAAGAACCCTTCGCTATCCTTAACAAAACAAGCAGCATATTCCATATTATATATTCCGCTATGGATAGTCGCCCTAGCTCTGGTAACCTGTTTGTCGTCCATGAATCCTTTGGGAATTAGTTCGTAAGGGATTCTAATGATACTATAATCTTTCCAGTTAAAATTTTCTGGAACTCCCTCTTTGAAGATATCTCTAAGTTTATTAGGATCCCCCTTACTCTCTATAATAGTTTTATATCTTTTCCAATAAGCGGCAAAGTGCTTAAAATCATAATCTGCGGTTCCGGATATTATTGCTTGATTTCCCATTTTCTTAGTAAGAGTATCTAATTCTTCGTTCCATACTCCTGCATCAATCATAGCCTGTCTTTTAGCTTGTTCTTTAACGTTCTGTATGGGACTAGCACTAACTGCTGCGAAACCAGATACAACCGTTTCGTATATGTCTGGACTAATTGAAGCAAATTCGTCAGCAATAATAATATGTGCTCTTAAACCTCTAATCTTGCTACCATCACCCATAGGGATTGCTATTGTCCAACTATCTCCAAGCCTCATCGTACATCTGTCAACGTCTCTTCTTGGTCCGTCGTCATTACTATTGAATATACTTCTTAGTATCGGACTATTTCTCCACATTGTTTCCATGTATTCAAAGACTAGCTTACTTTGACGAAAGCCTGATCCTACAATAACAATTTTTGTACCAGGAATAAAGGAGCACTTTAGTATAGAATACAAAGCTAGTGTGAAGCTCTTACTGAAACCTCGACTAGCTATGAGCATCGGAAAAGATCTTATCCACATTTCCTGAAGTGTTGCTATCTGTAAAGGATGAAGTTCTATATTAAGAAGGAATTTACAGGTTGTTCCTAAATACTTGGGATCTCTTAGAAGTCTCGCTAGATGTAGATCTGGATTTTCTATGTTAGATTCACTTCTGTGAATCATTGGATTATCTGATAAAACTAGCTGACTTAGATCTCCTAGTCCTAGCCAAGCATCATCGAAATTATTCTTGATTATGTTTGTGTTCAATATAGTCTATCTTTCTCATAATAGATGTTGCTATATAATTAGCATTAGAATAGTTACCGCAAAATAAAATTTTAATATTATGATAAACTTGTAACTCAATAATATGTTTAAGTATAAAAGCTGGACTAATTTTAATCTTATCCCACATTCTCTTTGGTACGTCTGATCCCACAGGATACGATAGTACATTTTCTAGATCAAATTCTAATAGAAGAAATGAATATTTGTATTTGCTCATTCTTTCTATAACATCTTTAAATCTTGGTTCTGTGATGTTATTAGCAAATTCGCCTATACTTTGTTTGCGCTCTATGCACAAGATATCCTCTAATCCTTCTACACTATAGTCTCCTGTGTCTAATTTTCTATTAGCAATAGTGTAATTTTCAAACATCCAGGGATGTTGTTCTCTAGTATCTACTATTATTGTAAAATTATCGTATTTGTATTTATTATTCATCATTGCTACTCGCTAATTTGAGTAATACTGCTGCGTATATTTCCTCCATGCCTTTTATCATGTCATGATGATGCTTACATAGTGTTATTCCATTAGAGACCTCAAATCTAAGTCCTGGAAACCCAGCCCAAGTTTTTATATGATGAGCATTCAATTTCTTGTTAACTCCACAATTAGGCCAACGACATTTATGTTTGTCTCTGGAGTACACCTTCTTTCTCCATTCCTTGTATTGTGGATCTTTAAAATTTCTTTTCATAGCTACTACCTTACATCTTGCTGTACCATTTCTGATACTAATTCTTCAAAAGAAACTCTATTAATCCAGCCCAATTCTTTTTTAGCTAAAGAAGCATCTCCTCTTAAATAAGGAACCTCGCAAGGTCTATAAAATTCTGGATCTACAACAACATAATCTTGATAGTTTAAGTTAACATGCTTAAATGCTATTTCTAAAAACTCTCTGACAGTATGAGATTCTCCAGTAGCTAATACATAATCCTTTGGAGAATTTTGTTGTAACATTAGATACATCCCGTATACATAATCTCTCGCATGTCCCCAGTCTCTAGTAGCATCCAAATTACCTAGTCTTAGTTTGTGTTTATTTCCATCTATTTGTTGATTAACTAGTTCTCCAATGTATTTAGTAATTTTACGAGTAACAAAATTTTCGCCTCTTCTTGGACTTTCATGATTGAATAATATACCAGAGCAAGCATATAATTTATATGCATCTCGATAGATTCTAACCATATGGTGTGATGCAAGTTTTGCTATAGCATATGGACTTTGTGGAACAAATGGCGTTTCTTCGTTTTGATATTTTCCTAGGTCCGTATCCTCTATATAATTGGAACCAAACATCTCACTGGTACTAGCCTGATAAAAACGACTCTTCGGACAACGTGCCCTTATAGCTTCTAATAAATTCAAAACGCCTATGGTATCTATTTCAACTGTTGTTGTAGGTTGCTTAAAGCTTGTTGCAACGTGGCTTTGAGCCGCTAAATTATATACCTCATCTGGCTGATATGTTTCTATTATAGCAGAGCAATCACTAGGATCAGTCAAATCAAACTCTTCCAAAACTAAATTAGTATCTGACAAGACCCCGCTATTAATTCTGGAGAAACTATTTGTACTGCTACGTCTATATAATCCTATAACTCTGTAGTCTTTTTTTAAGAGAAGCTCCGCCAGATAAGAACCGTCTTGTCCAGTTATTCCTGTTATAATAGCAGTTTTATTCATTGTCTTCTACACTTTCTGGGGTAAGAAAAGGTCTGTCTATAACTCCGTCCTGATACTTGTGATACTCTTTCATCTGAGACATTGCTTTATTAGCGCTCATGGATAAAATCTCCATCTCTCTTCCTTCGCGTTCTCTTAATTCTTCGTCTTCTAGCATTCGTATTAATCCTGTCCAACTACTTTTCCCGTCTTCAATTCTTTTGATTCTTTGTTCACGAGTAGCTTTAAGATCTTTGCTAATCTTTTGTTGCTCGTTTAATAATTTTGTATATTCATTAGTATAATTAGCAATACTGTTACGAGCGAAACTTAATTGTGTTTCCATGCTCGTTAGCTTGGGAATATCTCTTTGGTCCTCTGGCTTTTCATATTCCTTATCTACTATATTCTGTAGTTTTTCCGTTTCTGCAATATGTCTTTTACGATCTTTCATGCTTCTATTAATGAGAATATCTATCGTGATAAACTGTTTGATTTGAAGTTCTTCTGCTGGTAGTACGTCTTCTCTAAATTGTTTTACTAGTCCTATCCACGTATCTTCAAAGTAACTCAATTCGCCCGTTTCTATATCGAACTGCTTTATGATTTCTGGCCAAAAGGTTTTGCTATGTAATTTCCTTTTTAAAAGATCATAGTCTGCTTTAGACGTACTATTGAGTAGCTTGTTTTCATTAACGTATCTTTCTACTGGTGCAACATTTCTGTTTATAGCATCCGCAATATTTCCAATAGACATAGAATCTATATTGTCTCTTATGAACTTTTCTTCATCTAAACTTAGTTGTCCGCGTTTTTTTGGTATGTTACTCATTTGGAATTCTTATATTGTTCTATAAGTTGTAAAACGTGATTCTGTAATTTTTGAAGTTTGTTCTTAGTGACCTTCTCTCCGTGCTTGAGTCTCAAATAATCTTCTCTGTATTCGCTTTCTATGTTTTGATCTAGAAAAACTATTAGTTCTTTGTCTGAAATAGAGTCTACAAAATTTCTATTATAAGAACCAAGCGAAGATTCATCTTCTATTTGATGAGGTTGCATAATATTCTTCTTACTTTCGTTTCTGTTGGACCATGCAACATATAATTCACATTCACTTTTGTCTGTAAATTTTTCGCACTGATTTAAAGAACACTTAAAATGCTTATCAAAAAATGGACAAGTCAAACATGGCTTATCTGGTCTTTGGTAATTATTTCGTTTGTAATTAAATAGACGATTTCTAACGTGTGTCCATAGAAAGTTTTCTAGTGGACGACTATTATCGTATTTTTCTAAACCCTCTATGGCAAAAATAGCCGCTTGTTGTTTCATGTCGTCGAAGTCGTGATAACCAAATCGGAATTTATGTCCGAGTCTTTTGCTTATATTATCTAATACTCTTAAAAAATCTTCTTCTGAAACACCATTTGGTAATTCTGGATTAATTTTCTTTTTTTGATTCGTTTTTTTCTTGGTCATGTAATAGTTCTGCTATGCTCTTTCCTTCTGGTAGTAATAGGTCTTGTTCGATATCAAGGGATCCAGATGCCTTTACTTCTAAAATTGAATTAATTAGGTCAATATTATTCATAATGTCTCCTTGCACTTAAATTACCAACTTCTAGTATATAGTAGATTTGTATCAATACTAGTCAATCTCAGGAGATAAAAATGGCAACTTACAAAAAGTGGACAATTTCGGAAACAGACTTTATCAAGAACAACCACGGATTGCTGTCGGACGAGCAACTAGCTGTAAAGCTTAGTCAAATGACTAGTCAAAATATTACTACCGCTATGATCCGCAGACAGCGCCGCAAGCTAACAATCAAGAAGGAGCGTGGTCGTCCCAAGAAGGTTAAGCCAATTGTGGACAATAAGAACAATGAAGCTGTTGCTTGAAAATAGGATCAACTTACTATGTGCGGAATAGTAGCTTATAAAGGCAGGCATAATTGCTTGCCTTTTTTGCTTAATGGATTACACAAATTAGAGTATCGCGGATATGATAGTGCAGGATTAACTATCTTAAACAGCGATGGCCTACAAACTATCAAGAGCGTTGGCAAAGTTAGCGAATTAGAACACTTTGTATCACCAAATCTAACAGGGTTGAGCGGAGTTGCTCATACCAGATGGGCCACCCATGGAAAACCTAGTTTTGAAAATTGTCATCCTTTGGTTCTTTGGGACAATAGTTTGAGTCTGGTTCATAATGGTATTATTGAGAATTATAAGAGTATAAAGGAAAATTTAAAATATAAAGACAAGATCAAGGGTGATACAGATAGTGAGGTTTTGCTCTATTTAATATACGAAAAATATGAACAAAGTCAAAATCTATTGCTGGCTGTTAGAGAAAGTTGCTCTTTGGTTGATGGGGCTTTTGCTATAGTGATACTGGCGGAAAATGGTCAAATGATATGTGCCAGAAAAGGAAGTCCTATGGTTATAGGATATGATAAGGATGGTTTGTACTTGGGAAGTGATAGTTTAGCCATATCTGAATATTGTGACAAGATTATATATGTTCCTGATAGTAGCATATGTGATCTGACTAATGGTATTGATAAGTTTATGAATTTTCATGATTGGTCAGAATTGTCATACAAGATAGAGGATGTTGGACTTGAAGAGGGTTATACAGATAAAGAAGGTTTTGACCACTTTATGCTGAAAGAGATATATGAACAGCCTAGTTGCATAGATATGTGCTTAAGGGGCAGAATATCTGAAGGAAAGATAAAGCTGGGTGGTTTTCTAGGATATGAGAATGTTTTTGCTAATGCTAATCATATTACTATTGTGGCGTGTGGTTCTAGTTATCATGCTGGTATACTGGGTAAGTATTTTATAGAAGAATTATGTGGTATTAAAACTAGTGTGGAACATGCTAGTGAATTTAGATATAGAAATAACAACTCAATTAAAAATAGAGACATTGTTATAGGAATATCTCAGTCGGGAGAAACTGCGGATACTATTAGTGCATTAGAGGAAGCAAAAAATAAAGGGGCTATGATAGTAGGAGTAACAAATATTGTTAATTCTTCTATTGCCAGACTCACAGATTGTGGTATACATATCAGAGCTGGTAGAGAAATTGGGGTTGCTAGTACAAAAGCATTTACGAATCAGGTAATATCAATATTGCTTTTAGCTTTGTGGATAGAACAAAATTTGCCTTATAAAAATAACAATAGAATAGATGTAATAAATCAATTATTAAGTCTCCCTAGTGATATGAATAGTTTTTTAAATAAAGATCATGACAATATTAAGAATATAGCAGAGTATATCTCTTCTAAGAATAATTGCTTGTATTTGGGAAGGGGAGTTTGTTATCCAATAGCTTTAGAGGGGGCTCTTAAACTAAAAGAAATATCCTATATTCATGCTGAAGGATATGCTGCTGGAGAAATGAAACATGGTCCGATAGCTTTAATAGATGAGGATAGTGTGGTGGTGGCTCTTTTAAATAATCAGAGTCAGAGTAGCAAAATGATCAGCAATATTCAAGAAATAAAGTCTAGGGGCGCTAATGTTATTAGTGTTGGGGCAAATAGTAATAATGAATCTTGTTATCATATAGATATGAAAAGTTCTATAGATATCTTGAGTCCTATCTTATCTGTAATTCCTTTGCAGTTGCTAGCATATTATGTTGCTCTATCTAAAGGATGTGATGTGGACAAACCTAGAAATTTAGCCAAAAGCGTAACTGTGGAGTAAATATATGAGAATATTATTAACTGGAGGAAGCGGATTCTTAGGTAGTAGAGTTTTAAACTATCTAATAAGTTCTGGGTATGAAGAGAAGGATATCTTTATTCCTCGTAGCATGGATTATGATCTAACTAAAAATTATGATACCAAAGTATTATTTCAAGAAGTAAATCCGGATATTGTAATACATTTAGCTGCTGTGGTTGGTGGGATAGGGGCTAATAGAAAATACCCTGGAGAATATTTTTATGATAATATGATGATGGGTATGAATGTTATAGAGCATAGTAGAAGAAATAATGTAGAAAAGTTTGTGCAGGTGGGGACAGTGTGTTCTTATCCTAAGTATTGTAGAGTTCCTTTTCTAGAAGATGATATATGGGAGGGTTTTCCAGAAGAGACTAATGCTCCTTATGGAGTAGCTAAGAAGGCTCTGGGGGTTATGTTGAAAGCATACTATAGTCAATATAATTTTAAAAGTATAGTACTATTACCTTGTAATTTATATGGTCCTAATGATAATTTTGACGAAAAATCTAGTCATGTGATTCCGGCTTTAATTAAAAAGTTCGTGGATGCTGTGGACAGTAATTTAAAAGAAGTATCTTGTTGGGGAGATGGTAGTGCTACTAGAGAGTTTCTTCATGTTGATGATGCAGCGAGGGCGATTGTGTTGGCTATAGATAAATGTTCTGATGCTGATAATGTCAACCTAGGATCTTCAAAAGAGATAACAATAAGGGGATTGGCCGAAATGATTAAAGAGATTTGCAATTTTAAAGGAGAGATAGTTTGGGATAGTTCCATGCCTAATGGACAGCCTCGCAGACTATTAGATACTACAAAAGCAAGAAATATCTTGGGCTGGGAGCCTAATGTAAAGTTTCATGATGGGCTTGTCGATACTATAAACTGGTGGATCAATCTTAAAAAAGGAGAAAAGTAATATGAAAACGTTATTAATGGTGTTATGTCTAGGACTATTTTGTGCAGAAGGTTATGCTCAACAAGCTTGGGGGCCTGCTAATACTGTATATCCTGCTTCTAATTATCCTATCTACAACTATGGTCCTATCTATTATTGGGAAAACCGGCCAAATGTATATTATGGGGGCCAGTTTTTTGTATATCCTCAATATGTTCAGTACGTTCCAGTGGTTCCTGTTTATCAGCATCTCTTTGTTCCTTCATATGTTCCAATGAGTCCTGTATATACTGTTCCTACTGGTCCAAAATGTAGATTATTTGGATATTAAACTGGCTAATTTGTTTTGGTGGTTGGTACTGCGTATACACCACCCGGCATTTTCTGAGAAATTCCCCATAGTACCATATCAAATGAAAAAACCCCCTAAGTTGTTGTGGGGTAAGAACTTACGTCATATTATGTCGCAAAAATTGTTCCTAAGTTGTTTGCTGCCAAAGACTTATGACAAAAAGATTTTTTTGGTTTGGTACGGGATTATATTTTAAAAATTCCAAAGATTTCTCTTGAAAGTGTCGATAAATACTGTATAATAAAAGCACAAGAGAACGATAGGACAAAGGAAAAGAAAATGATTACGCTCGACAAGGTGATGGCTGCTGTTCGACAGGTTTTTGGCAAGGATTCGCATAGGGTGCGAGTGATTCAAGCAGGAGCATCGTTCAAAATTGAGCCGAAAGACATGATCCATGACGGTGTGTGGATTCGTTCAGAGAATCAGATTCTGAACAACGTAAACGATCTCTACTATGACATGGTGTGTGAAGCCTGTGCCGATGAGGCCGATTATATTCCGGGCCTTGACGATGGGGAATTTTAAATTCATCTATTGACAGCATCGTAGACGATAAGCTATAATAGAATCAACACAAGAGGGAATACGATGACCATTCAAGTACAAAACACCATTCGCCGCCTAGTTGCTCGACACGGTTATTCTGCTACGTTTGTACAGCACATGGGTGAGGGTATAAGCCTGTACAGTATCGGCGGTATCATGTATCGTATTCGTGGTGATGGTACGATTCTCTAAGTAATTGTCCTATAAGGACTTAGGGATAGGCGGGCGGCCCAGGCTTGACGTAACTCCTTGCCAAATATAGACTTAGGACACATATAAAAAAATATTGTGTTTGGCATGAAATTATATTTCAAAAATTCCAAAGATTTCTCTTGCAATGGTCGATAAATACTGTATAATAAGAACACAAGAGAAAACGAAAGAAGAAAAGGATAAGAAAATGGAAAACCTGATTGTTCTGAACACTGTGGCTGAGTTGAGAGAGTTCCTTGACAACACCAGCCTTTCTACTTTGGTTGGTCGTGTTGCTTTTGCTGCTGATCTTCTCGACCATGTCCGTGCGAGCGGATACAACCAGATTGCAATCGATGATGAGCTTGGGTTCATGGACGATGGCGGTTGGATCGAGATTGACGATATGGGATACGTTATCGATGATTTTGCGGTCAACTGATAGTTCGTACAGTATTGACAACGTAAGAGCAAAACGATAGAATAGAATCAACCTAAGAGGAAAAGATGTTTAAGACTAACTACAAAATCGTGACGAACAACCTTGATAAGCTTTTTGATGCTATGCGAACTGGCAAGTATCACTGCGTACTCGACCCAAAGGGCAACGCTCATATGGGCATCATCAATGGCATCATGAGGGAAGATGGTAGCGGAAAGAACTGGATCGTAACCATTAATAACCGACTCAGAAGTGAACAAGTGTTCATTCACGCCTCTTGATACGCAAAGCCTTGTCCTATAAGCACTTAGGGCAAGGCGGGGCGCCCAGGCTTGACGTAAGTACTTAGCCCATAACGACTTACAAAGAATTAGCAAAAGCCGTGCCAATACCAAAGAAAATACTGAAAAGTTTTGTCAAATTTTCTTGACAATAAAATTGGCAGATTTCTCTTGCAATCTCAAGTATGACAGGGTATAATGTCGATATAAGAAGTAAGAAAGAAAGAGAAGAGAAAATGGAAAAAGTAGTTTCAGTCAACAGTTTCATCAGTGGCCTTCCTCGTATCGTTCAGAAGAAGGTTTGGAAAGTAACCGATCAAGATGGTACGGTTGTTCAGTACGTTGGTGCTACCGATAATCGGAAAAGTTCTGCACAAGCGTACATCAACGAGAAGTACCCGAATAGGTTTCTCAAGCTGACCTTTTCGCACTTCAACGGAATGATCACTGTCCCCCGCTAAGAGGGGTTGACAACAAGAAAAAATTTGATAGAATTCGAGAAAGAGAAAGAGAGAAAGAAAATGATTACTGTTATCGAATACGCTCAACTGTTTGCCCTGATTGCTTTTGCCGGTTTTATTTCGTATACTGCCCATGAGGTAGGTAACGCTATTCAATCCATCCTTCACGACTGAGGAAATAATGATTGACGCTTTGAACGCTATTGCTTTTCTGATTGGCTATGCCGGTTTCTTCTATTGCACAATTGCTCTCTACGAAAAAGGCTGAACATGACACACTATGAAGCAGTGAAGATGGTTCGTGGTAAGACTAATAAGAATACTCGCAAGGTAGGTAACAATACCTATGCGGAAATTCTTTCTGATGGTAGCGTAGGGATCATGCTGCATAGTACCTATGTGGTAAAGATTCATCCAGATAATAGTGCTACCCTCAATAGTGGGGGTTGGCATACGAGTACCACTAAGGATAGAATCAATCAGTATTCGCCCGTTCGCGTGTATCAACGCAAGGGGCAGTGGTACCTCGAAAGTGGGGAAGAGTACGAGGACGGGGTGGTAGTAGCCGATATGAATCTGGTATACTAACCGTAAGTCCTTGACCCTAAAGCACTTAGGGCAAGGCGGGCGGGCCCCGTTCGACGTAAGTGCTTATACGATAGGACTTTACGACGAACAAGCAAACCCTGTGCCAATGAGAAAGAAAACGACGAAAAGTTTTGTCAAAATCTCTTGACACAAAAATTTCTAGATTTCTCTTGAAAACTCAAGATGAGCATGGTATAATGTCGATATAAGAGTAAGGGAGAAAACGATGCAAAAGATTATGGTTGGCGATGTGGTTCAAGTGGTTGACGGATACGGCAATGTTCAGCAGATTGTCGGAAAGAATATCAAGGTTCAGCTTTCCGGCCGATGCGAAGGCGAGTGGTATACGTTTGACCAGATCGTGTCCCATGCTTATCTGAGCAAAAAGAAAAGCAATTGACAGCATCGAAAAAGTTTGGTAGAATAGCAGAACAAGAAAGAGAGAAAAGAATGTACGAAATTGGTGATAGTGTGATGCTCAAGGGATTCGAGAAACAGATTGTTGGAAAGATTGTTTCCTACCACTATGATGAGGGAAATGTGTGGGTAGTGCGTACCGAAGGTGGCAATCTCCATGACTGTGCAGACCATGAGCTTTCGACCGCGGCGGATGCCTACGGCCATCCTTGGACTCGTCGGCCCACCCATAGTGGGGGTTGATAGGCAAAAGAATTATTGATAGAATACACGCACAAGAGAACGATAGAACCTAAGAGAGAAAAAGACAATGAAAACCAAGTTTCCCATCATCGAAAATGCCAAGCGTCAAGCCCGTATGATCTTCAAGGGTATCGCGATTCCTATGATCGTAGAAATTCCTGATGATAAGGTTGTGGATGATGTCGATTACGTCTACGGTGTGGATGACCATAAGCGTTACGTTGTGAGTGAAAAGGTTCTCAAGTTCAACCGTACCGCACTGAAGAATCTGGGGAAGGTTCGTAAGGAAAAGGCTGATCCCCGCTATGTGGGGGGTGAGGATACCATGATCGTTCCGGTTGGCAAGCCGGGAAGTCGTGAGCGTGTCGAGGAACTGACCAAGCAGTATGCCGCAATTGCTGCTTGCGGTGAAGAAATCAGTCCGTTCAGCTTCAAGGGGGAGGAATGAACGACACTACACTAGTGTACGACGTTACACTAGAGACTGAACGATGGGTGAAGAGTTCATATGTACAGCTATATCCTAAGCTCTACCTACCCGTTTGGGTGGGTGCTGAACGAATATACAGAAAACGCAAAACTTGACGCAAAGCCTTGCTGCTAAAGGACTTAGAGCGAGGCGGGCCGCCCCGGCGAGTCGTAAGTGCTTATGTGGTAAAGACTTACGTTCAATGATTATTCTGTAGGCATTGCTGCGTATCTTTGCATCACTAGCAAATCTTGTGCCAAACTTTCTCTACGAACCTTACGGAAATGTAAGGAAATTTTTTCTGGACTACCCTATTGACATTTGACGATAATAGATGTATAATGGTAGAACAAGAAAGAGAGAAAATGAAAATGAGAAAGCCTCCAAAAGTTTCGACCGTCAAGCGTAGCATCAATGGTTATGCCTACAAGTGTGGGTTCACGTTTCATCCGAAAGAGGATGGATCGTTTGCTCTGTTCGACATCCACATGGGATACTACGTTTGCCGTGGTTCTCATGATCGTATTGTCCAGTTCGTGATGGATGAATTGTGGGCAAAATATTATCGGTCGAACCCTACTGCGGTTAGTCTCAGCTAACCCTACTGGGCCGAGAGGGGCCTAGTCAGACTAGTCGGTGGAACCTGTGGGTTTTGTAAGGTTGACAATTAAAGTTTTGCAGGGTAGAATGTCGATAATAGGTATAGAGAAGATGACCAGTAACCAAGAGGAAAAGATGAGCAATATTGTGTTGCCGGAGCGGTATGATTGGGTTGAGTTCACCTATAAGGGTGAGGATTATCGTGGTGAAGTTCGTAGGGTTTTAGAGAAGCCCAAGGGTATGATGATGGTCGTGAAGATCGGACATACTGAGTATCGTTCGTGCTATCTTGAGCAGTGCGAGAAGTTGATCAATATCTCTACCCAACCGGAGGCTTGAACATGGGTGATTTTATTCTGGTGTGGGCTTGGATGGGTCTTATGCTTTTTGTTTTGGGGTTTGTCTACTTTCTCTCTATTGTGGGAGAAGTTTGGCAGAGGATAAATGAGTATGAGGCCATGAGGAGCCGGGGTTATACTCTTATGAAGGGTGAGAAGGGTGATGATTTCTGGGTAGGATACGGGGATTGATCACTTAAACAAAATGGAGATACAGGGATGTATCAGTTTGATTTTATCAGTGTGGCTTTTGGGTATATTGCTGGTATTATTCTGTATGCTAGTATGTCAAATATCATGTATATGGAGGAAAATGATGAAAATCAGTGATTATGTTCTATTAGGGGTGTGTTTCATTCTAGGGTGTGGCTTGACGTATCTCCTTCACCAGTAAGGACTTACGACCAGCCCGGCCGCCCCCGCGAAGCGTAAGTCTTTATGTGCCAACACTTTACGTCAACTAAAAGATTTTTCATCTTTGGCACGAAATTATATTCTGGAATTTTCCAAGTTTCTGCTTGACACTAGCCGATAATAAGAGTATAATCGCAACATCACGAACGGAAACCACAAGGAACAGAATCATGCTGAACGATTTTGACGCAGTGAACCGGATTCTTGCTGAGATGGCCGAACTGAACATCGTGGAGCCGATTGACGATCCTAGCATCCAGACCGATTTTTACGACTATGCCGAAGTAGTCGGGATTGATATTGACGATTTCGTTCCCCCGGAGTATGATCATGCTTAGTGCGATTGCGTTTGTTGTCGGATACGTTGGCCTGTTTTACATCACCACCATCGTGAGGGATTGACTATGAGCTACGAATATGACGATCTTGAAGATTTTTATGGTATCGACGCTGATGATCGTACTAATGATTATTGGTCTGGAGATGATGACCTGGAGAATGATTCTGATGATTCGTTTAATGATAGTATGGATGGTGATGCTGAATCTGCGTTGGCTTCCGCAGGATGGGGAACCGACGAGGACTATGGCTACTATGGTGACGATGGAATAGAAGACTTCCACGCCGATGAGGCTGTCGGATTTGTAGACTATAATGAAGATGGTCCGTATGACGACTAATTAAAAGGAAAAAATAATGCAGTATCGAAAGATTGCAACAGGCATGATCGAAGCTACATATGAAAATTATGTACAATGGCGTGAAGATGGTGTTTTGGACGAAGAACTGAATAAGTACAATCAAGAGATTCCTGTCTGGGATGAAATGAATGATAGTACCAAGTGTTCTGCAATAGAGTACGTTTATCTCAACAGAGATACTATTGAGTTACATTCGGGACTTGTAGAATCATGGGTGCAAGCTACGGCTTACTTTATGATCTATGATTTTGCTGCTATTATGGCCCATGATGGACAGCCAGAAATCGAAATGTTCTTTGATGATATGGATTTTATGATCGACCAAGATGTTCTGGACGATGAGGATGTTCAGCAGCAACTCGGGATTAGTCCAGATTTTGGAGGAAAATTCTAAGCACTCGCCCTAAGCCCTTTGTGTGTAAGCACTTAGGGCAAACGGGGCGGGCCGCTTTTGACGTAACTCCTTTAGTAGTAAGCACTTATGGCTAATAGCAAATGACGTGCCAAAAAAATCTTTTCTTTTTCTAAAATTTTCTGCTTGACAACTAAAGTTTCTATGCTATACTTGTCGATAATAGAGTAGAGAAAGAGAGTGAATGATGAAAAGCGAAGAAGAGAAGCGTCTCGAAGAGTATAACCGATTCATGGATGAATGGGAAAAGCGCCCTAAGAATCGTGATCTGTACGGCAATAACTGCTATCGTCCCGATGAGGTAGCATTGACCGATGAAGAATATGAGTTGTTTGGTTAGGAGTATAAAAAATGGAAAACGAAGATATCAAACCAATTGAACCATGTCGAACCACCAAGCGTCGAAAGACTCGTTATGGTTCTGCTAGTCGTAACTACTATGGTGAGCTGAGAAGGTTCAGGGGCTATCGTGGCCCGTTGAAGAAAGAAGAAGAAAAGAAATGAAAACCAAAAAGAAAGAGTTGACAGCACATGAGAAAGCTGTTATACTCATGAATCGTGAGACTGATCGTGCAGTGAGTCGTGTGAAGATGTTGGAACAGTTGTATCTTGAAACCATGAAAGCAAAGGAACTTGTTAAATGAAGTGCGTTGTTACCCATACGGATACTTTTGGTGGTGAAGCTAACTATGGTTGGGTGAAACGATATGAGTTCATCCCTAAGAAGAATGCTTCTCAGCGCAGCGTTGTTCGTAAGGCCAAGGCTCTGGCCGGTATGACTGCTGTCAAGGCTGACACCTATGACTATAGTGACGGATATACCGTTAAGCCCCGTGGCTATGCTCAAATCATTTTTGTTGATTTTGAGTGAAAAATAATCTCTCGTCGTAACCCCTTTGTGTTCAAGCACTTAGGGCCGACGCGGGCGGCCTCGTTCGTTGTAAGTCCTTATACTGCAACACTTTACGTCAATCCTTACAATCTCGTAAGATTCAAGTTTGTCCCTTGCATTTGCCGATAATATATGGTAGAATGACGTATACGAGAAAGAGAGAGTGAAGCATGAGTCCTGACGGAAGCTATAACGGTTACGCAAACTATCAGACATGGAATGTTTGCTTGTGGATTAGCAATGATGAAATGTTGAATGGTCTGGCCGATCAGTGCGGCTCTTATGACCATTTCAAGCTTTTGCTTCGTGATATTTTTGAGACTCATCCTGTGCGATATGAAACGCCCGATGGTGTCTCTTGGAATGATAGTGGTATCAACATGGTTGAAATGGTAGAGTATTGGAAAGAAAATTTTTCTAAAGTTTCTGCTTGACAAACGCCGATAATTAGTGTAGACTTGTGTCATGGACGTTGTGATCGATTTTCAATTTGAAAGGGTTTCTATGAACGATGTGATTCTGTTTGGTGCGATTTTTGCGGCTGCTGCCGTTGCTGTTGTGGGTTTTGTCTTCTATTCGGTCTATGGTGGATCGAAGGCTAGCTTGGCGAATGCCCAAGAGGGTCAGGTTTTCAACTTTGTTTACGAGCAGCCTTTGCACGGAACGCATGAGCGTTTTCTTGCTAAGGTGATTGGTAAGCAGACGTTGACTGTTGACCAGATTGCGAGACTCAATCGCAAGAGTCGGTATCGTATTAATGATCCTGAGTTCATCCGTACCAGTAATCTGGTAACGTGTCGAACTGCGGATGGTAAGGTGCGTAATTTCTATGCAGAGCGAGTAACCAAGTGCCGAAAGCCGTTGCTGGCCGGTGCTTTGTTCAAGAGCGGGTTTGCTAACCTGTTCTAAAAACTAGCAGTCTCTGCCTACGAACTGACCAACCCCTAACCCTTTGACACCAAAGGACTTAGGGCGAGGTCGGCCGGCCCGCTTCGTCGTAAGTCTTTATGTTCCAACACTTTACGACAATCTTTTATTGCTCAAGTTTTTCCTCTTGACAAGCCGATAATAGTAGTGTAGAATACAGGGAATCAAAAGGAGAAAAAGATGCTGTTTACGCCATATGCTTTGACGGATAAGGTTACTCGCAAGGTTAGTGATGAGGGTATGATCGAATTCAGTGGGTTGTCTACTGGCGGTCGCCCTTTTTCCATAGTCACTCGACTTGACGATGCCCAGCGTTGGGTCAACGGAGAGTTGATTCAAGTTGCTTTCCCGTATCTCAATGCAGATGATCGTGAGATTCTCAAAACGGGAATTGATGCTCAGGAGTGGGAAACCATGTTCGCAGGAACACAAGAGGAGGATGACGAATGAATACCGATACCTATATGGTGATGAAGGGCAATAAGATTGTGGGCTATGTGGAAGCATATAGCACCTATCATGCCCTGGCTATGGCAGAAAAGTTGTATGGGAAGAATTTGCTCATTGAGCGAATCTCCAATGTTTGTCCTGCCTAACCCTAGCGGGTCGGGCTGGATGGGTATAGTCAGCCAGTAGTCGGGACTTGACAAAGAGTCTTTAATAGAGTATATTGGGCAGAAAAGGGAAGGATTATGTTGACGAGTGACGAACGAGACGCTGTTTGTGAGTGTGTGGCTGATTTTGCTACTCGTTTGCTGACCGCTGCTACTGTTGATGAGAAGTCTATGCACCAAGAACTGGATATTTTCTTTGAGTTCTTTTGTAAGGCTCTTGAGATTGCCGAAAGAGATGGGGCTGGTAAGTTCCGTGAGTCTATTGGGGCTAGTAATAACTAAGGAGATATCATGAGAGTTTGTCCATGTGGGTCTGGCAAGAAAAGCTGGTGGGAAAGTGATGCTAGGGGCATTCCACTGGGTAGGGTTTGTTTGGATTGTCTGGATAAAAAGTTGAGTAAATATAGGCCGGAAGTGTTGACCAACTCCAACTACTATGCTGATGAACCTATTGAGGCCGAAGATTACTAGTCGTAAGTCCTTATCCTTAAAGAACTTAGGGTAAGGCGGGCCGGCCGACTTTAACGTAAGTGCTTGTGTATCATAGGGTTACGTCAATGCTAAAAAATTTTTGGAATTCCTACAGAAGCCTCTTGACAAGTGACGATAATAGATGTATACTTAGCACATAAGCAGATAAGGGCCGCTGGCAGAATGATATCAAAGTAGCCACGGTTAAATGGCTGTCGAGTATGGCTCAACCCTATCTGTTTTACAATACAAAACTCGTGGGTCCATGCCTTGGACTAGATTTGGGATAGCCTATTACGATAAACACTGAGCGGCTGCAATGCAGCGTAGTGTTGCCAACGGGGCTGTACGTTGGATAGTAGTACCAATCTATGGGGGATCGCGTCCTCACCACGATTCATACAATCATGCGGTGGAGAAATTCTTTATTGTGTATGGCGAATAGCCTAGACGTTGCAACGCTACACAAACGCATGATACAATACAACCAGTAATCGTCACCTCTGACTAGCCGCCTGATATTAGGTACCCGAAAGCGGCAAAGCAGCGTGGGCGGTTTCCACCAGTTTTAACCTTGCTCCAAGGGCTAAGAATATCGGGGTATTGGTGGGTTATAGTAACGGATCGTTAATGTTACGCTGGTTACAAACAGGGGTCGGATAGAAACCACCAAATGACGGTCTGTGGTTGAGTAATGCGTGATACCGGACATTATTTGTAAAACTATCGTCGGGCGTAACTCAATAGGTAGAGTTCCACACTATATGTGGCGGTGTTGCGGGTTCAAATCCCGTCGCTCCGATAAGTCGATCCATTAACACCCGGTATACAATACAAAGGAGAAGAGATGAATAAAGAAGAATCAGACAGAAATGCAGCAATAGTTTATGTTCTTAGGGTTCTTAAAAACCCAATGATGATCAGGAGTCCTGCTAAAAAAGACGCATTGACTTTAGCAGAGAAGTATGGTATAACGGTGACTGATTTGATTAATGAGTACGAAGAGATAACAAGAAGGATATAGAGCATGAAGTGGAATGCTAATGAGCCAATTACTCCGGGATATTATCTGTGTGCTGCTGTTGGATATAATAGACCAATAATGCTCTGTTGGGATATTGACAATAAAGAATGGGGTGAATGGACTCATGGTGAGTATGATGATGGTATACTTCAGTGGGAACCGTTTGAAAAGTCTGAGGTTAAGTATCATATGGGACTGAATGAAATTTCTATGCCGGAGGGTTGGGTATGATTTACTTAAATATTAATGAGATTGAGCGTTTGGCCGAAATTGTGGCTGAACTGGTTAAGTTGGGCATGAGCGTTAATGCTGAACTGAAATATGATCGGTGGCATATTGAGGTAACTAAATATTGATTATTAAAGAATATGAATATAATGATGATTATTGTTATTCATACGTCTATACTCAGGAAGTTCTTGAGTGGATTCTAGGATATAGCTTGGGAGATAATAATGGAATGGATTAGTTTCCACGGACCTCGCCGCCCTATTAATGGTCAAAAGATCATCTATTATGGTGAGCCTATTGGTGTGTGGCGTGGAAAGTATAGGATAAACTATGCTGATCCTTTTTGTATTCACAATATTGATTGTGGTGAAGCTCCCGGTAATGTAGATTATTTCGACGCTCCTTGGTGGATGCCGGATGAAGGACAACCAAAACCACCACCGCCAAAAGAACATTATCCAAAAGATTATCCTAGTTGACATAAGTCCTTGCTGCTAAAGAACTTAGCTCAAGGCGGGCCGGCCGGTTTCGTCGTAAGTACTTGCTGCTAAAGACTTTACGATTAGCAATATTTTTTCAAGATTCCCTCTTGACTTGTCGATAATAGTAGTGTAAGATAGTGGTAACACGAAAGGGAATATGATGACCGTTGCTGAATTGATCGAAGAACTGAACAAGCTACCACAGGATATGCTGGTACTGGTGCCGGGTTACGAGGGTGGGTACGACAATATCGAAGTTCAGAGGAATGGGGCTGTTGTTGTAGACGATAATTGGGATGGACAAGAAAAGTTTTATTGGTATAATGGGCGACACGCCTCATACTACAAGGATATGGAAGGCGACGAGCCTACGTCATGCGTTGTTATTGGGAGGGGAAAATGAAACTGGTACTGTATGCTGTTTGCTGGAAAGAAGATGGAGATATGGTTGATCCTCAATGGGTTTTTCGTACACGCGAAGAAGCGCAAGAAGTTATTGACGATTGTTATGGTAGGGGCGTGATCGTAGAACTATTTAAAAAAGAAAATACTGACTAAATCATTTAAGCAAGAGAAAAGAAAATGAAAGCTGTTAAACTCCATGCTGAAGTGCGATTTCATCTGGGTAAGGGTGAGCATTTTCGACATTGGCAGATTAAGGTGATGCAAGGAAGGAAAAAGGTCGATGAATATTACTACAATCCGGGCCATTATCAGTTGGTGATGATTGGGTGTAAGCTGGTCAACAACCTGAAAAAAGCTAAGAAGGTTCATAAGGCTGGCAAGAAGGATGTTAGTGGGTGGGTAAAGTGTGAAGAGGTTCAAATAAATAATGAGATTGGTATTGACAATCTTGAAAAGCTGTACTATAATCCCATTCGTGACCCACAGTGGCGTAGGGAAAGTGATTGTGGCGAATTTGCTTGGGACGATTCCCAGTATGCCACGCTGATAACACAAGATCGACAAGTCTACATTTTGGAGGAAAGAGAATGATTAAGGTTGAGATGAGCGTTCGCGAAGCTTTGAACATGGTGTCGAATGGTTGCAATCTGGATATGTTTGAAAAGATTGTGTGTGCGTTGGAGGTGGCACTGGGTGTGAACCAGCGTCGTATGGTAACGATCACTGGAGGTTTGACTCTGGACAATCGTATTCATGCAATCAAGGCTATTCGACAGCACACCGGATGGGGTCTCAAAGAGGCCAAGGATTGGAGTGATTATCTGGTTGGAGGCTGGCATTACGACAAGTTCGTTCCTGCCAAGTCCGGGGCCAAACAGAGCATGACTCTGAAAACGCCGGAAGCGGCAGAGGCTTTGCTTCGTGATCTGACCACCTTGGGTTGTGAGGGTTTTCTCTCATGACCTAAAGCCTTGTCCCTAAAGAACTTAGGGCGAGGCGGGGCGGCAAAATTTGACGTAAGTCCTTATCAGCAAACAACTTAGGACAAAATCAAAAATCTTTGAGGCTCACTCAAGTTCCCCCTTGACAATGACGATACTATACTGTAGAATGAGAGTATCACAAGTCAAGACCCCGCGACGATGCCAACAAGAAAAACCATCACGACGGACTTGACAAGTGGGTAACAGTAGCGTATACTGGTACTAGAACGATTTGGAAACTATAACAATTTTGGAGAAGATAAGATGAAGAAGTTTACTTTTGCTGTTGACGTTGTGGCTGATGAGCTTGATCGTGACTCGGTGGTTGATTCGATTCGTGAGTGCCTGAGCGGTAGCCTTCCTGGCGATGTTCATGCGAATGTTAAGGCTGGTGAGGTCAAGGCGTTTAGTGAGCAAGGCTATAAGGTGTGGCGTGCGAGGGTTACGGGTGTGACAGCCGAACAGGCTGGTGATGCCCATGATGGTAAGGTTGAAAAGGAAACTGCCGAAGCGGTTGCGTGATCGACTGTAAGGAGTCATAATGGCTGCGAGCCTCCACGGGACGCCGTTGGGGCTTGCAGTATTGACTAGGACTGACTATAATAAGTCTATGCTCGCGTAGCTCAATTGGATAGAGCCAACGGTTTCTACCCGTTAGGTTGGGGGTTCGAGTCCCTCCGCGAGTATTATTTGAAATGTTCTTCTCTGTGACAATTCGCACAAAGAACAATACATTTATCTAACTCTTTCATTACCTTATCTTTATTCTTATCCCAAGAAGTATTACTATAGTGACTTGGAATAAAGTCTTTAGTGGATGGATTGATATGATGAAATTCTAGTGCTGCCGGACATTTATCATATCCGCATTTAGAACATTGAGAACCTTTATACTCTAGGCATTTCAGTTTAAACTGTCGTTTTCTATCGATGACATTTTGCTTATTGCAATCTTTACAGTAGGAAAATTTTTTACCATTTCTTGCTGGACGAGTGTAAAAATGTTTAGCTGTTTTAGTTTGATTACATTTAGGACAGGTTTGCATATAGCCTCCAGTGGATAAAACTTCGGATTCTATCCTTAGATACACCGTAACTGCTTGAAAACAAAGGACTTAGGGCAAATGCGGCGGGCCGGGGTCGTCGTAAGTCCTTATGCCACAACAACTTGCATCAAGAATAATTTTTTGAAGTTTTTCGCTTGACTATGCCGATACTATAGTGTAGAATCGGTAGACACAGGAGAAGAACATGAAAACTGCTGACGGTAATGATAAGTTGGGTAAGGGTTGCATTGTGGTTTCGCGTCCAGTTGGCGATACTTGCCCGCCCGATTGCGACTACCTTGGAAACGGCTGCTATGCCGAAGCTACTGAAAATCAGTATAAAAATGCCCGTACTGCCGGTTTTGCTAATGTCATAACGGAAAAGAATAAAATCCGTGCTATGATTCTGGAAGCAAAGCGTCGTGAGAAGTCTATCCGTTGGCATGAGCGTGGAGACTGGTTTCTCAATGGTGAGCTTGACCTAGACTATGTTGCTAATGTAACGTGGGCTTGTGAGAGTATTCTTGCCGATGGTGATACGTTGCCCGATATGTGGTTTTATACTCATATCTACGATTCTCGGCTTGTGAGTCTGGAAAAGTATATGAATGTGTACGCTAGTGTGCATGATGATAACGATATGGGCGAAGCACTGGCACAGGGTTTCAAGCTGTTCGCATGGTGTGACAGCGATATGAAGATTGCTCCGAAGCGTCCTAAGAGCAAAGCAAAAGCCGAAGCATGGCGACAAGCACTGCCGAAGCTAGTGGTTCTCAATGCTACAAAGTTTGTGGTATGTCCCGAAATCCGTCGTGGTCGTTCGGAAATCACTTGCACCGGCACTAAAGATAGTATATCATGTGACTTGTGTGTTCGTGGTTTGGCTAATGTCTTGTTTCCAGCCCATTGAAAGGAATAAAAATGAGCTACGTTGGATTGTATGATGATGCAGGAAGTAAAAATGCTTTCTATATTATCAAAGACAAAAAGATTAACCGTAAGCGGGTGGGTTTTAAAGAGTTTGAGAATGAGCAAGAGGCTAAGTTTGCCCATCGTGTTCAGTCTCATTTAGCACAGTTTGATTTGGCCCCTATGGTATATGGGGATGTTGGTATGATTCGTAGGTATGATGGTGAGTTGACTGCTCATGGTTATTTGACCGAAGTGGCTCGTACTATGCCAGAGTGCCATGACGAAGATTGTGATGGTGAATGTTTTCAGAGCGAATGTAAGAACGGGACTACTATCTCTGAGCTAGTTTATGATTTGGGTGAAAATGGCTTAGAGTATAATGACTCTCACAAAGGTAATTTTGGTTATGTTCGACGCAAAGGATCATGGGTTCCGGTTGTGATCGACCTTGGGGTTGAGAGTTTTAGTGATTGGGATGAAGATATTTATGGTAAGTTTGATTACGATTACGATGCTTATGATGGTGGATATGGAGAATGTAATTGTGCTCACTGCAAACAATTTAGAGACAGGGGATAATCATATGGCAAAATATTATGTAAAATCTGGAACTCTAGAACTAATTTATTCTTGTAACAAATGTCCAAGGGACGCTGCGATGGATGCTATCTGGGAAACAAATGAAAATGATACGCTAGATGAGTATATCTATCTTGATGAGCGTAGTTATAAAGACTATACAAATGCTGATGGATTAACTTGCGTATTACACACTAGCCATATTCTAAAAGATGCCGGATGGACTTTGGAATGAGGCTAACCGCAAACCCTTACTGCGTAAGCACTTAGGGCGAGCGGGGGCGCCCGGCTTTGACGTAAGTCCTTAGCCCACAACACTTTAGAGCAAATTCAAAAATCTTCTAAAGTTTCTACGCTGGATTGGTCGATAATATAGATATGAGAACGAGACGAGAATCAACAAGGGGTGAGAGAATGATCCAGTGGGTTGGGATTGTGATTACGATTTTGGGTCTGGCGTATACGGGAATCAAAGATTATCAAAAAGGTGATATAAAATTCCCTCCCATGCCTCAGAAACAGGCCTTGACAAAGGTGGTTTATCCGGTACAATACTGTCTGATGGCTTACGATCCTAATGTTGACAAAGTTTTTTACCTACACGAAAATGGACAATGGCATGATTACGCTCCACAACAACGACGATATGAGACCACGCCGCAACCATATCAAAATCAAGGTGCGACCGCAGTGGCAGGTTCCTACGGGTCACAAGGAACATCGTCACACCGTTATGGACAATCGCCCCAAGCGTCAGCGAACCCGATCCGCTGAAAATCGCAGGGCTTGCGACAACGGAGACTATTGACTATAATACTTTGATTGCCGATGTAGCACAACGGTAGTGCAATTGATTTGTAATCAATAGGTTGAAGGTTCAAATCCTTTCGTCGGCTCTCCGGGGTAGTGTAACGGTAGCACCAGAGATTTTGGTTCTCTTTGTCTGGGTTCGAATCCTAGCCCCGGAATTGTAGATATTGTCCGATAGCTCAACGGTAGAGTAGGCGGCTGTTAACCGCTTGGTTCTAGGTTCGAATCCTAGTCGGACAGCTTAGGAAGAATGGCAGAGTGGTCTAATGCATCTGATTACTAATCAGAAGAAGCGTAAAAACTTCCGTGGGTTCGAATCCTACTTCTTCCGCTCGGTAGATTACTCAAGTGGACAACGAGGGCAGACTGTAAATCTGCTGGCATTGCCTTCGCTGGTTCGAATCCAGCATCTACCACTAAGTTGTTGGTATATAAAGACTTAGAACAAATCCGGCGGGCCGCGTTCGACGTAAGTGCTTGCTGCATAACGACTTAGAATTTTCTAAAGTTTGTTCTTGACAACTGCCGATAATGAGTGTATGATTGCTAATCGGAGGCTGATGTTTGAGTTGCGAGACATTGGAGTAGTTCAACGGTAGAATGACGGTCTCCAAAACCGTAGATGGGGGTTCGATTCCCTCCTCCTTTGCTTGGCCCCATTGTATAACGGCTAGTACGCCACCCTTTCACGGTGGAGATCGGAGTTCGATTCTCCGTGGGGTCATTTGTTTCTGCTAATCCTGCGGATTTGGTAGTCTTGGCGATAGTCAGCACAAATCTTCAAGTTTTGGCTCTTGACAGGACGATATTGGTATGGTAGACTGTTGGAACAAGAAAGGAAAATGATGAAGAACCTGCGCATCTATGATATTCTGACCGAGGATGGTAAATCTCTGGCCGACATTCAGCTATCCATGCAAGAGGATTTTGATTGGGCTGATGTATTTGATAAGTTGTATGATTTTACAACCGAGAATATTCAAAGTTATTCTTATGAGGAAATTACTGTAAACGCCGAATAGGTTGATGCGCCTCTAGCTCAATTGGCAGAGCACGAAACTTTTAATTTTGGGGTTCTGGGTTCGATTCCCAGGGGGCGCACTGGTGTATGATAGAGTAGTATACTACTAATCTACTACTCAAGGAGTTCGATATGCACAGCAAAAGAAAAGGCAATATAGGCCAATTCGCGGTTGGTCTAGAGTTAACTAAGTTAGGATACTCTGTCTTTACGGAAGAAGGGGATATATCTAAGATAGATATTCTAGCTGAAAAAGATGGTAAGATTCTAAGAATACAAGCAAAGGCTATAACTCCAACAGATAATTGCATCCATCTTCATTTAAAGAAGACTGGTCCTAATTATTCTTTTGCTTATCAACCTGAAATGTTTGATTATTTTGGGATATATGATCTAGAAGATGGTAAGGTATATTTAGTAGGTTCTGACGTTCTTATGAAAAATAAGAATAGGTTAAACCTAAGAAAAACTAAGGCAAAAAATAACCAGACCGCCAATGTTCGTATGGCTTGTGATTTTGAGATAAACAAAGTTTTGGGGTCTTGACAACTTGGCCGATTGGTGTAGAATAGAGGTAAGAAAGGGAGTAAAAATATGAGATATGAAGATCATTATGACGGATACGATTATGACTATGATGAATTGGTAGAAAATACCGAGGATCTTGGTCTGGACGAAGAGCCTTGGATGCAAGATGCAGAAGAGGATGATGAGGTTCCGTCTTATGGTAAGAATTACTATTCAAGTCTTGAAGAAGAAAACGAATAGTCCTTGTGTGTGCTTCTAGGTGGGACTAGACCCTAATATATTATCCTTTCTTGTAACGGGCCGTTGGTTCAAATCCAACCACACACTTTATGAACGCTTTCCAGCAAGAGCTTGATGATTTCCGACGCACCCCAGATGGTAAGATCATTCAAGGGGCTGCTCACACTAGCAGAGTATTAAATCACAAGTATAGAAATAGTGTGATTATCAAAGCTATCTGTTCTCTGCGTAAGATTGAACAAGATTTTGATAGTATTGCTTGTTGTGGTGTTAGTGGTTTGATGGTAGTGCCACAGATTGCAGAGATTCTAAATAAGAATATTATTGTTGTTCGTAAATTTGAAAAACGATACAGCGAATTCTTTCTTGAGGGAGTTTCTCCATCACGATATGTTATTGTGGATGATTTGATTTGTTCTGGAGATACTCTTAAACATATTATTGGTAGTATTTCTGATGATACTCCAAGAGCAAAGTGTATCGGAGCATACTTCTACCTTGGTGAAGAGTGTGCTTTCAATGCTTCTACAGATTCTAAACTTTTCGAGAAGCAGTTCGGGACGATCATCCTAAACCCTTACCAGCCAAAGACTTAGGGCAAAGCCGGGCGCCCCCGCGAGCCGTAAGTCCTTATGTGGCAACAACTTACGAGCTGCGGAATTTTTCCAAAGTTTTCGCTTGACACTGCCGATAATATAGTGTAGAATCAGTGAACGAAGAACGATTGAACAGCAACACGAAAGGGATGATTATGGCTCATGCAGTTGAACAGATGATGTTTGTTGGTGCGACCCCGTGGCACGGCCTTGGGAACCAGCTTGACGAAGCTCCCACGGTTTCGGAAGCGATGACCGCTGCCGGTCTGGATTGGGAAGTTGGCTTGAAGGATCTGGTCACGGTGGACGGCCAGCCTGTTCCGGCCCGTGCGACCTATCGCAAGACCGACGATAGTATTCTGGGCGTTGTCGGCCCGCGATACACTCCGCTGCAAAACAGCGAAGCGTTCGATTGGTTCCAGCCGTTTCTGGACGCTGGCGAGTGTGCGTTGCATACTGCCGGTTCGCTCCACAGCGGTCAGAAGGTTTGGGTTCTGGCCCAACTGAACCGCGACAATAGCGAGATCGTGAAGGGTGACGAGGTTGGGAAGTTTATTCTTCTCAGCAACTCGCACGATGGCACGACCGCTATCCGGGTTGGCTATACGCCGATCCGCGTTGTGTGTGCCAACACTATGGCGATGGCTCATAGCAAGGGCAGTGGTTCCAAGTTGATTCGTATTCGTCACACACGCTCCAGCAAGACCAATCTGGAAAACGTGCGAGACATTATGGACAACATTAATATGGAGTTTGAGGCGACTGCGGAACAGTTCAAGTTCCTCGCGTCGAAGAACTTCAATCAGGCCGACGTTCGTCGCTATGTCAAGGTGATGCTCGACATCGACGGTACACCGGATGATCAGATCAAGACTCGTACCAGAAACATCATGGACGAGATTCTGACTCTGGTCGAAGGCCCGAAGCAGAGTGCAACGGGTGTTCGCGGAACGTGGTGGGCCGCGTACAACGGCTACAACGAGTATCTGAATTACAACAAGGGTCGCACCGAAGATAATCGGCTCGACAGCCTGTGGTTCGGACTGAACGCGAACGACAACGCCAAGGCTTTGGAAAAGGCCATGCAGTTCGCTCAGGCACTCTAATCCCTCGGCGTGGGGGTTGAACGGGAGCCGCCACTCAGCAATGGGTGGCGGTTCTTTTTTACCCCTAAGAGACTTGACGTAAACCCTTACTGCCAAAGGACTTACGACAAGCCGGGGCGGCCGATTTTAATCTAAGTTATTTGATACCAACGACTTACGTCAAATTAGTCAAAGAAACTCGTAAGTTCTCTGTTGCCAGTGGGTTAGGATGACGATATACTGTATGTAGGCGTAAGGTGTGTAGTGGCAAGGGTTTAGGTTTCTATAGTAATAGAATTATAATAATGTGTTGTATATTTTTCAATCACGCATTTGTCTTGCCTAATCCTGCGGATTTGCTGACGTTGCTGATAGTCAGCGAGAATAGTGACTATAATAACATGAACCACTGCTCCTAAGTTCTTATGTTTCAACCACTTGCAACCCATGCTACGATGTGGTATACTAGACAGTGTAACAACCATAGTAATACTCTGATGGATTATTAGAATGATTCCTCAGGTTAGAAGAATGGTTGTAATTAGTAGTTTTATAACATAGTCAGGCCAAACTGGGAGCCCTTTGTGATGCAGAAGGAAAAGATTATTGTTTCTGATAAAAATCGAGAGAAAATAACTGATATCTATTGCAACAGACTATTGGACGATATGGACTTTAGTACCTTGTACTGTTTTGCTTTTGATATGTTGAAGGATAGTAAGAGTGGGTTGACCAATAAAATGTTGGAAGATCAAATACTTGACTACTACCCTGACCTTCTGGACAACTAGGGTGGTGTATTGTAATATATCCTTAAGGGGGATGTATTATGAGACTCTTACAAGCTCCAAGAAATTTCTGGTATATAACTATACTATTCTTATGGACTACTTTTCTTTTGTGGTATTCTTAATACTGGAGAACCTATGCCTATTCTCGCGATTCTGGTAATTTTATATGTTGTTATAGATGGAGGACTGAAAGCATATGCAGATAGAAATTAGTAAGCAAGAAGCATGGAAACTAATGGATGCTCTTGTTGCTTATAAGAAAGATTATACTCTAACGGGGCCGGTTAATAAAATCTTTGAGAATGTTACTAAAAAACTCAAAGAGGTACTAAAGGAAGATTAAAGCAATGGGTCAAAAATCTGCTACTGTTGCTGTTATTAATCAAGATAAAAAAATACTCATCTTAGAACGTGGCCCTACTGCTCCGTGGATGCCCGGCCGATATTGTTTGCCTGGAGGAAGATTAGAAGATAATGAGAGTTTAATTGAATGTGCATCTAGAGAATTGGCCGAAGAAACTAATATCATTATTCCTGATAACAAAGAGTTGTTTTCTCTTACTATTAGGTACTGCTCAGAATATAGTAAGATTATTTTTCATATCTCTCTGAGTAATCCTGTTGTATCTCTTAACTGGGAGCATGATAGTTATGTTTGGGTGAGCCTAAAGGAATCGACAAGGTATGATCTGGTTCCTGGTACCAAGGCGACTATTAAAGCACTTAGTGGTCGTAGGTTGGTGATGTAAAATCTTTAATCTCAAAGCGTTGTGGCGACCGATAGGTATGGTACAATGAGGGCATAGGAGGACGATATGACAGAATCAGTGAGAAGTGTTAACGTGATAGTCAAATTATATCTCAAAGGACATGATTTGTCAAACGATAGCATAACAGACGCTATCAACAACATGGATTATAATTTTTCTTATTCCGATAACTATGTTAGAATCATAGACAGTGAGATTGTGGATACTTTTGTTTCTGAACCTGAGTGAGTGTGAGTTATACTACGGAGGAGCTTATGGACTGTCAAGGCTACCTGTTTGTGATGTATAAGAGATATCTAATACAGCACTACCTAGTAAATAACATTACCTAGTAAGATATAACATCCCCGGAGCTGTACAATACTAATCTAGATTCTGGGAGTCGTCAAGTACCGAAAGTAGCTTAATTGATTTTCTAAAACACTCTAAACCATGACCTTGCGTGGGGGTCGTGGCTCACTTAGAATAGACTGAGTGTGGTGTTTTTGGGTTTTGTGTTCCTAACGAGGTGATTTATTATTGCTTTTTTTCTTGGTTGCGGAATCATTGTTGGACTAGCTGCTGACTTCAATAAGAATCACAATTATATCTGTTGTGACGATCAAGAATAACTAGATAATAAAAAGTAATTGCGCTGATACAAATCTCCTTAAAGCTTAACAATAGCTTAGTCACAATTTTGTGATGATATAAATCAAAGATAAAGCTAGGGCAAAGAAATTTGCTCTAGTTTTTTCGTTACTATTTGGTGAATGTCTCACCTAATAATACGGATTTGGTCTGTGTTGTCGTAGTCAGCCTAATTAAGAGGCCCCTTGTAAAAAGATACTTAAGAAATAATGTTTGGCTTCTCAAACCACTATGGTATAATGAAATAGTCAACGGAGCCAATAATCAAGCGTTATAGTAATATGATGCGGGATTTTTGGAATCATGGGCAAAGAGTTGTTTTTAACTTTTAACCATGAGGTGATTTATGAAAAGTAGATTTATAGACACGAATAATCGAGTTGAGATTCAAAGAAAGTATATTGATCAGATCTTGGGTGAATTGGATTTCATGCAGATCAAAGATTATTTAAGAGATTATTTGAGCAAGGAAAAAGACAGAGAATCTAATTATGCTTTGGAATCTGAGATACGAAAAGAAGCTCCAGATGTCTTAGTAGATAATTGGGATAGTTCAGATGGGCCAACTACCTTAATAGAGGAAGAAGGGTATCATCGTGCTTAAAACTTTCCACAGGATAATTTCTTTTGAAGTAGAGGGTGAAATTTATGATAGCTCTACTACTCCAGAAAGTATTCTAAAGAGTTATGAATGGCATTTCAAAGGATTTCATGACAATCATGAGGATAAGTGTTTCTTAGAATCCTCTCATGATAATAGTCATGGGCGCATTACTAAAATTGTGCGAAAGAATAAGATCAGTAAGACTGACAAAGCAGATACAGAAACTTTCACAATTAACCAATAGGTGCTTTATGAATTATACCATAGTTTATTGGAGTGTTGGAGTTATAGTAACATTGTTAGCATTAGTATCATTATATTATTACTCATGCAACTGTTCTCCTCCAACTATTAAATAGTAAATAATAGTAATTTGGTATTAACTTAATCCGGTGAGGTTAGTCTCGGCTAATCTCCCGGATTTGGTTTTGTTGGTAGTAGTCAGCCGGAATGGTGGGTCAGTTAAAAAATATAGAGGTCTGCAACTTGACCACATATCTCGCAGGCTTACTATAGAATAAATGACAGTCGCATGGACGCGACACTACTTTAACAGGAGAAAGTTTATGATGAAGTTTGCACTTGTATTTGCTCTTATGTTTGTTGGTTCGTCAGCTTTTGCTGGTGAATGTTCTAATGGTAGTTGTACCCTAAGAAGCAGAGTTGTCAATGTAACTAGGGAAGTAGTTTCTGTCCCCGTGCAAGTAACACGTCGAACAGTTGAGGCTACTCGTAATGTTGGCCGCAGGACTGTGGCTCGCGTTCGCAGCGTTGTTCGTTAATATTCGTGGTTGATAATCCAAAGGATCAAAGAAAGATTTGTTAGATTATAGATCATAAAGAAAAGATAAACCCCCCGATGCCTCTTAGCAATGCACACTTTCGGGGGTCTTTTCTTAAAATAGGATTAACTTTATTCAAGGAGGAATTTATGAAAAATTTTATGATTGCAATTGCACTAGTTTTTGTGACTACTTTTACCGCATCGGCCGCAGGCCCAAGGTATTATTATAGTCAGCCAAAAACAGTGACTCAAAGTTATACCAGTAGTTATAGTTCAAGTAGTGATCAAGATCGTTGTCAGGCAGAGGCTAATCATATGGCAGCTAATAACATTACTGGTCATGTGTGGAGTGTTATTGGTAATTTTGAAGGAGTAGGTTATGGTTCTAGTCCCAATTGTAACACTTGTACTCCAAGTAACAATATGAGACTAACAGGAGATGCGTCAGCACAAGGTCGTAATGGTATGTGGTATAGAGTAAGGTCTTGGAGATAATATCTTCAGGCAAGAGTAGCTCAATGGTAGAGCGTTAGGTTTCCAACCTGAATGTTGAGAGTTCGAGTCTCTTCTCTTGCTTTTAATAACATGAATTGTATCAGCTAATAAAGCAGGGTCGGAATTTATGGATACAGTCAGGCAAATTTAGCATGATAACAACTATCAAGATAGAATCTCAGATGGACTGTAACTATATTTGTCATAGAATTCAGCAGGCCATAACAAAATATCAACAGGATAGTCAGGACATATCAGATACTCTTATAGTTATTGATATTAAGAAAATATCCACTGATAGCGATAGTCTAATCCCCAAGCTAGAGTTTAAGACCGAATGAATCTTGATGGTCTAGTCTGGCCGCTTTATAATACTGTTGAGATATAACTTATATGTCTCACCTAAAGTTCCGGTTTTGGAATTTATGGATATAGTCAGCGAGATTTAATACCATGGCAAAAAAGAAATCTAGTCCTAAAAAGAAGTCAGTACCAAAGAAAGCCTGTAAGAAAAAAGTCTGTGAAGTTAAAAAGCCCGATGAGGTTGTGCAAGAAAAGAAACTTCCAGAATTTGAAATTAAGCCTCTAACAAAAGCCGATTATTTTTTCGGAATGTTTAAGAGAGCGTTTGGTTATGAATGAAATATTCAGTAACTTAGGATTCATTCTGATGGCTCTGATTCTGGTAGAGTCAATAGTATATATTACAAGCTTATGGTTCGTCTCCTATCTGTCAAGGAAAGATGACGATGACTCAAATAATTTCCATAGTTAGTCGGCCAATCTGTCCCACCTTCATTCATGATGACATAACCAGAATATTCATCTTCATCATAGGACTACTCATCCTTTCTGCCATCTTTTATCAAATAGTTAGGAATTTTAATGATTGAGAATGATCCACTAATTAAATATAGTCACACTATCATCGTCTCCTGCATCATTGCATGGACTGGACTTTTTCTATATTTACAAGAATATCTCTATGAGGACTATAATGAGTAGAATTTTAAAAAATGACGATTTTCATATCCCTTTCATTAGGAATCTAGCTTTTATGGGGCTGGTTACTATAGTTTCTATGATTACCACAAGGTTTTTATTGTTAAATTATCTTCCCAACCTTATTCATAGTCAACAATATACCATTCAGCAATCCCAGATTCAGCCCAAGTAGGACTTTGTTTAGCTAATAGCGTCTATTTAACGGCTAAAAGTATTAATATTCACTTATTATCTTATCCCGTGGTGGAATTTGCTGTAATAGGCTAATTGTACAGGAAAGGAATAAAGTTGTCAAGCCCCCTATGTCGATACTTGACAGAGATGGTTCCTTGTTGTATACTGCTAATATGGATAGTGGTAATAAAAGTAATAATACAGGGGAAATTTAGGGTTTTGAGATGTATAAGCAGATTCAATTGACCAATTCTGAACTAGACCTTTTAGCCTCTATGATTCAGTATTATATTGACCAAAAACAGGATAAACCCGGTTTTGAAATCAATAATGCTCACATTATGCTACGTCATATTAGTGGGATTAATACCCGCAAAGGGTCTAATCAAATAGCTTTTAGTGGGCGATAAACCCAAATCAAAATCAAATCAAAATGAAATCAAAATCTGTTACTTTATATGACGATGTTGTAGAGATGCTTTATAATCCTAGTGTCTCCAATAAGTGCTATATGATTAGAACTACCAATTATTCTGGTGAACGATACACTATGACTATTAATAAGGAAGACTTGGGGAAACTGGCTAATTTAATCAATAACTTTCTGGAACAGAAATGAAAATCAATGAATATATGTCGCTTGTTGCTAACTATATCGAGAATGAATATGGGCCAGATGAAGATTGTAAAGAATTAACTCTGAATGAAAAGTATGCGGTCAAACGTATTCTAATGTCCCATTTTGAATATGATAATAGTATCAATAATGCGGCTAGTGATGTCATTAGCTATATTCGTGAAAACAGAGAATGGATGAGGAAAAATATCAAATGAGTAGTATTGTAATCAAAGATAGTTATAAGGCTGATGTTTTCAATTTCGATATGGAATGTTGGAAGCAGGAAGATCCAAAGGGGGAATTGTTTAACTTTACGATCAATAATGTTATCAGTTGGGAATGGACTAAGATGAAGTTAACTAGAGATGAAATTCGGGGATTAGCCAATTTTCTTAACCAATTTGTGGAGGATAACCCATGAGCGATAAACTAAAAAGTAATATCAGGAACTTTATTGTGGATTATGATAATACTGTGAGTGATTTTAATATGGCTGATTATGATTTGTGGCTTGAGACTGCTGTTAACCTTTTGAAAGAAGTTTTGGAGAATAAATAATGGTAATTCAAAAAACTTGGACAGACCTTTTGGGAGAACCTCAAGGTAATGAAAGTGTTGATGGGAAAGATATTGTGAGGGAAGTTAGTCTTCATCAATTTAGAATATTGTGGTCATTTAATAGTAATCAAGAAGCTAATCGGGTTTATACTTATTGGACAACTGTGGAGAATAACTAATGACTAGATTAAATTTGGATTTGACAACTAAACAAATCAATATTCTATTTATGGCTTTGGAAAATCTTGAGAAAAGCGATAGGATGGGCGATCCTGAGCGTGCAGATATTATGAAGTTGACGAGATATTTGGATAGTGTAGTATTTGTTGAGAAATGGTATGTGGAGAATAAATAATGGCTGGACTTGTATTGTTTGGTATACTAGGATATATGGCTTGTATACGAATTTATGATTGGTGGAATGGATATGGGGAGTTATTTTAATGCAAGTTAATATCAAAAAAGAACTGAAAAATCTTGATCGTAATGATTTTACGACAGTTCATAATCTGGTTGATCTAATTATATCTGATCTTAGTGATCTTCTAATTGATGTGGGTGATGAAATTATGCTTGATGCGGCGAAAGACTATATGATTGACCTTATTAATCCTGACCTATTAGATATGGATATATGAATAATGAGTATGTCATACAAAGGAAACTGCGAACATCTTAAAGAAGGATATTGTATAGCTTGCATATTCAAGATTAGCGATAATTGGGGTGCTACTGCTATGAGTTTTTCTAAAGATTCAAAATGCTATATTAATGTATGGGACGGTGATTATCCAAAGTGGATTGAGATAACCAATGACACTACTAAGAACTCTAATCCTTGATTATGATCTTATTGAGGTTCATTACAATGAACTTTTAAAGAACAAACCTTACTTGGTCAGGGTTTTTAGCTATAATAATACTGATCCCAGCGAACTACGTCTGGATGAAAAAGAAGTAAAAAATCTATATCAAACCCTTAAAGAACATGACCTATTATGAAACCCATAATTCTAACGGATGAAGAAGCTGAGATATTTGCAATTCAATGGAAAAATGAATCTAAATGCGATTCAGAATTTTGTTTTAGTTCACGAATTGAGGCAGAGGCTTACTTAGCTAGAAAGAGTAGTGAACATCAGGGAATTGTTGTCTCACTTTATCGTTACCAAGCTCCATAATCTCTTAGAAAGAACAAAGAAAAATGAACGATAACAATGAAGTAGTTACTGTAACACTATCCCTTACCAAACATCAGTGGAAAGACATCATCCAGCATATTATGAATGATGCTAGTATGTTGGAAATGGGATTATGCGCCCAAGCTGGTCGTGATGCAGTAATGAGAATAACATCTAACGCACTAGAAATGGCAAACAAAATTAAAGATGCCACTGGTGTTGACGTAGACTTGGCAGAATGGAAATTTATGTACGAGGAAAAGAAATGACTAAAGAAAATGAACCTGTAGCATGGCACGTTTCCGATAAAAACGGTCAGGTGTGGGCTTGTGTTGAATCTGAGGACGAAGCACTTCAGATAGCTAGAGATTTCTCAAATACTGATGATAATCATATGGCATATTCGTCTTTTCCTGTTTATCGTCAGATAACTCTAACAGATAAAGAAATTGAAGCAATTGAACTGTCAATAGTTAAGAGACTGGACTTGGATGCTATATACACTCTTCGTAATCTACTTGAAAGAATAAAGGATAACTAATGGAAATCCAAAATAAGAAAGAGATTACCCTAAGTGTTAAAGATGTTCAAGATATTCTTTTTGATCATTTAACAAGACAATACAGGCTTGACGGGGATTTTAATTTTGATTTTGTTGTTATCAATAAACCATATTCATGTGGAATGTATGATTCTTGTGATCGTCATGAATTTGATGGTGTAAAAATTGTGGTGACTCATGAATAGCCATGAAACTTTGGATAAAATTAAACAACAGTATGAGAAAGCTAAAGCTTTAGCTAAAGAAATTTGGGATGATGGTGATCATGAAGGGGATGCTAATGAGAAATATTATTTTGAGACTGGATTTATTGCTGGGCTGGCCTGCGGATTGAAACAGAATTTAGAGAACATTAAATGACAAATGAATTTGATATATCAAAAAATAATGATATTTATCTACAATCTCCAACACTAAAAGAAGTATTAAGAGCTGGTGAGGATTTGTGTCATCACTTAAAAGTTCCTTATGATCCTTATAAGATTAAAATAACTACTGATTATGGAACCAAGGTAGTAATTTACTACAAGGAAAATGACAGAGACTAAAGATTTTCAAAAACAATTACTCTATCTTATTGGTAAAATAGAAAAGATAGAAGATTTATGTAAAGAAGAGGCTGCTGAACCATTCGGGCCTTATCTTGATACTATAGACTTTATGAAGGTGCTTGATGGTAGTAAAAAACTCTCATACTCAGAAGGATTAGAGGCTGGAATATCTCATATGGCAAGACAAATATTAAGGATTCTTTATGAACGAAACTAATTTTGATATTAGACCAACAACAATAATAGTATTAGGAATAGTTATAGGGCTATTATTCTCTATTTTTGTTCTTAATCCTATTCATAAAAAGAATATAGAAAAGTTAAAATCAAACAAGCCAATAGATAGACAGAAAATTATCATCGACAATATTGTTGGTACTGTAGAGAGTATTCATCCTTGGGGACGTACAGAAGTTGTTCCAATAAAAAGAATAGAAATAGAATATTTTGAATTTTGTGATCAATGGGTTATGTATGGAGATGTAGTTCAACCAATTGGTCGTAAAGGTTATTTTATGCCAGTCATGAGGGGCAGACTAAATCTTGACGTTAAAGATTTTACTCAAACATGGATTGAATATGGTGGTTACGAAACTGGTTCCTTAGAAAAACCAGAAACCTATGAGGACTTTAGATTAGCTCACATAAGAGTGAAATTAGGAAAAATTACCAATATAGAATATACCCACTATAGACTATTACCAAATAATACTTGGAGTATAATATCTTCATGGGAGTCAAAATCTAATGAAACCAATTGAAGTTGGATTTGATGGAAGTTTTGATATAATTTCTGGTGGTGGAATACGATCACTAAAGATAAGACTAACTAGAACAGCCTCAAGTCCCAAAGATTGGAAAAACCCACCTATTGACAATACGTTCGTCTGGCTGTATACTGATAAGGACAACCCTCAGTTGTTATACAAGAATAAAGAGGGTAAACTTTATAGTGTGAATTTTGAACTTTTTGAGGCGTAGTTTGTGACTGGTTTAAATATTCAAGCCCCGTGGTCTACCCTTTTAATTAATGGTCAGAAAACGGTCGAAACCCGCTCCTATCGACTCCCTACAAGATTAGAGGGAGTTGAGTTGGCACTAATTGAAACACCGGGGAAATCGGCTAAGTTTAAGAGTAGAATTATCGGAAC